GGTTGAGTTAGACAAGGTTTTTTTGTACCATCCACAGTTTCTGAAATTTCCAATGTTGTTCCATTAAGAACCGCATCAAATGTGCGAGTTATTGTTATTGCATTGTCACTATCATCAAAATCTTCATGTGTTTTTGTAAATTGCATTTCAACTCCGTTTTATTTTATTTATATACAAATTATACATATGTAAACATAACAGTAAGATCAGAACCCGCTGTAGTGCTTCCAATTTGTGTTATATCTACCGTTAAATAATCATCTTCTACTAATGATATGCTAGGAGAACTATTAACAACTTTTGTTCCACCATCAGCAATTACCAATGTAGCAGCAGAAGAACCGTTCTTATTCACTGTTACATTTATTCCAGCACCAACTGGTGCTGTGTTAACTCTCGCAACAATTTTGCTTATTGTGTTTGATGTGCTAGGTGAGTACCATCTTTTTGTACCAGTAGTAACGATCAATGCGCCAGTTTGAACCATACTCACTATGCTTGAAGCAGTATCTTGAACTACTCCAGACGTATTAGTTGTTTCTAAAGTTCCTGTCGCGGATGCTTTAAGAACTACTGCTGTTGAACCAGAGCCAATCTTCATAGCAGGAATTACCATTTCACCGCTATCACTAGCCGTTAAAGAAACTGTATTTGCACCAGTGCCAATTTCTATTGAAGGCAACCCAATTGCACCACCTACGTTTGATGAAATTGATCCACTATCCCCTAGATATAATGTATTACCGCTTAAATGTAAATCTTTCCACTTTTTAGTGGATGAACCTAAATCATATGCAGAGTCGTTACTAGGATTAAAATTTCCAAACATCTCTCCATTTGCTAATGATCTTCCTTTGGTGGGCATATTAGGTTATCCTTAGTTATTATCTACTATTTATATGATTATCAATTTATATTGGTTTAATAACAAATTTATTTCTTGTGGTATATACGTCCATCATTCCATTATTACCCAATGTTATAAATTTATCCCCTTCTGGAGTGAAATGAACATCTGCCATATTTTTATTATTTGGACCAGTTAATAAATATTCATGGGTATTGAATGTACTACTAGAGAATGGATTTGTAATTGTATATTCTCGCACAAAACCTTTGGTGCTTGGACCACCAACAATTATCATTTTATTCTCAGAATCGTTTAATGCCATACCAGTAATCAGACTATAATCAGGTAGTGTTGAAAAAGCAGAATCATATACCGCACTGTAAATTTCATTTGAATCTGATAGATTATACCTATGAACTTTCTGAGCGGTAGTGCTTCTATTTTCAATAACATACATCTGTTTTCCATCAGAGGTTAATGTTACATCATGCAGCCGATTTGATGGAATGTAAGCATCTAAATTTAAATATTTTTGTGTTTGTACCGTAACTGCTGAATTTAAATCCGCACTGTCATTATTTGCTGCACTGCTATTGGTGAGTTGAAATGATTGTATTTGAGTTTCAGTAGTTTTTGGAAGATAGATAGTAGTTTCATCCTGATTAAGTTCAAACCCAGCACCAGCAGAAACATCTGTCACACCAAGTGTTGATCTTTCCACATCAAAAGTTGCAGTTGAAACATCGTATGGAATTGACATGCTATATTGTCTTGTTATTGAGGAATTTGATAAATAAAATTTTGTTCCAATTCTATTCATTTTAAAATGTTTTAGTCTTGGTGAAGCAATAATTTGAGGTGAACGTCTTGTATATGATCCACTCCAAGGTTGGATTATTCCAGCATCATTTTGCACAGTTGTTATATCATATGGTGTAGACATTGTAAATTCATAAACGTAATTTGTATCATTATCCCAAATAAATATAGAACTGCCATCTGGTTTAAGTTCTATTCCCCAACAACTATATAATTTTGATTCTGTTACATTATCTGTATTTGGACTTTTTTGGCCTATACCATGGCTCACTGTAGCAGTGGGAGTTGCTGATGATATTAGCCAAGGAGTTGTTAATGTGTATTGTTTTAACTGTCCTTTATCATAAGCACATCCCCATAAAATATATAATTTAGTACCATCAGCAGAAATTGTAAAGCATTGAGGATATGCTGAGTGTATAAAATCGTATTGAATTTTATACCCAATAACTCTAAGTACTTGGTTTATCAATATAAATATTGAGTTTTTGTTAAAATGTGCAGCCCTTCTATATGTTGGAAAGGGACTATACCCTTCTGGTAATATTTCTCTGAAGTGTTGAGTAATTGTGGAAAATGTTGAATCAGTTCGTACATATCCATAACCTTCTCTAGTATTACCACCACTACCACCTTTACCTCCAGGCCAATAAAATCTTTTTGTAGATTCAAAAATAGAAAACAATCCTACATAATTTGCAGTGCATATTTGATCTTTATGACTTAAATCATGTTGCTTAATTCCATTAGCATCCATAATATAATAATGTTTGCCATCTTTTGATAAATGTGTGGTAAAAGTATTATCATATATATTTTGTGTGGGATACCATTTTGTTATAAAGTTTCTAAACCAAGCAACATACGTGTAATCTCTAATCTGGCTGTTCGCTGATTGAGAAACAGTCACAGGATTTTGAATATTCGCGTTCTCATAATAATCAGTTTTATAATATGCAGAATCATCTAATTCGTATGGATTTGTAAGATCGTATTGGTATATATTATTATGACCTTTATCTGCCAAAAATAATCTAGTACCAGAATCATTAAAATCTAAACCAAACAAATTACTTGAATTTATTGCTTCTGTAATACTGTTTGAAATTCCTAAATTATTATATATTCCTAATGATTTATCTGGAGTAGATGTTGAGAACAATGAATCAACCCCATAAGGATTGTTAAGATTATATTGATCAACTGTTCTTCCACTACTTGAGTTATTCACAGCAAATAATTTTTTACCAGATATATTACCAGTTGATAATGAAGAATCAACATCATTAAAAACAATTCCTTGGCAATTTGTCAAAAGTCTTAATGGTGATGATACCTTATATTTTACATCTGGTGCGCCTAATCCAATGTAATCGTAAAAGTCTGGAATATTTCCAAATGTGACATGTGCTTGAGTTGGGGTATATTCAAGTGTAAAATAAAAACTATTTTCAAGATAGTTTGAATCTAAATTGCTTTTTTTTGGCAACCCACTTTTTCCACTGCCTGTAGCAATTTGTCCAGTAAATTTATAAACATCATTTGTAATTTCTTCTGTATATTCAGAATAATCATAATCTCCTGATGTTCTAGAAAGAACTGGTGTTATTGTATATTCGTTTCCAGAACCAACTAATTGTGAAATTGTTGGATTAAGTCTTTGGTTTGATGGACGATTTGCTATTGACCCCTTAGATACATGTGCAATCCATTCAGTATCCATGTTAAAAAGATCAACATTATCAAGAATTCCAAGACTTGTACTAGTCAACTGTTGTACAGTCCAAGTTATAGGATTAGCATCAGAATCGTATTTATTGAGACTTACAATAGGTGTGTATGGGTCTGTATTTGGCGAAAAAGTAGAATCAAATGTTGAGAGATATATATCGTCTTTATATTCTACTTTTTTAATCTCTTCATGTATAGCACCAACTGTTACATAATTTTGATTGAGGTACATTTTAAATTTTCTTGCGTCAGAATCGTAATATACTTGATATTCTTCTGGCATTATATTATACCCCCCGTTAGAGAAGATACGATAGGATCAAATATCATACTAGTTGAATCAAAATCAGGTGGAATACTATCTAAGGTTATATACCTCATAAATTGTATATCGCCAAGCCAAGATATATCTAAACCGCTTGTGCCGTTATATTGAAATGAAATTTCCATCGGTGTAGCAGATGAATCTGTTGGTCTTGATAAACTATTTACAATTGGCCTCTTATTTTCAGAATCCACAGATTTTCCAATAAAATGTAAATGAGAGGTTCTATGCATGTTAGATTCTGATATATCATATGCTTTAATATAGAAGGTTTTGTTGTCAGCATCATGACCTATTTGTAGAATAGGAGTTTGATAATTATCAACAGAATATGTCCAATCAATACTATCTCCTCTATCATCAGAATCTTTAAGGTGTATCAAAAAACTTGGCCTCGCGAAAGCAAGATTAGAATCTGGTTGATATATGTATGTGTGATCATCTCCTGTTATAGTTCCAATATATGAACCACTTGATTCTTGAACTAATGGAGAATTAAATCCACCGAAGCCATCAGATTCATATATAGGCATAGTTTTCCTAATAGGTCTATAGTTTGAATCTTCAACTAATCCCAATGTCATATTTTGTGGTCTTGGTGCAACATCTGCATTAGTGTATTGCCAATCAGCGGGTGGCGCACCAGTGGTTTTGAAAGGCATCTTGAAATCAATATTAGCACCTTCACCAAATACTCCAGTGCCATATTGTTCACTTGGATTATCATCAACTAATATAGTATAAGCACTTTCTAAAGCATTTGGTAAAATACCTACTTTGCGCCACGATTTAACATCAGCAGTGTATGGACTATTTTCATTCGCTAAAATGGATGAACCATCATGAGCCGTTAGGAAAACATCATCTGGGTCTTTTGTAAGTTTGTCACCAAACCCAAATTCTGTTAAAAATTGTGCAGTGTAATCATTACCATTTCTTTTTTGGTTTCTAGTTAAACGAAATTCTTTTAGCAGAAAATCTCCATATACATCTTCATAAATTCCAAGAGTAGGATTCCAAGAGTCTTTTTTATTAAACATGATGTTATCTGTACTAATCAGAGAATTTATGTCTAAATTTATTGAACTACTATCTACCTTTATACCATCTATATAAGTTCTAATTACATTAGAGTCTCCACTGTAGTTTAAAGATGTGGAGAACCAATCACCTAAAGTATAAGGTACATTATGTAATTTACTTTTTGAAATACCGTGTGTTATAGTACCATCAGTGCCATAACTAAGTACAGTATCTACAATTTGAGGATTTAAGATTAAATGTGTACTACTATCATTTTTTATCGTAGGTGCTGAATCAATAGTATATTGGAGAGCATACTTATTACTATCATGGATAATAAAATCTCTAATATAACGAAATTTACTTGCTGCTACATAATCATCTATATACCACTCTGACATAGGATTTCCTGTAGTGAAAGTTGTATCTACAGTACTTTGATTTATTAAAAGTTTTCCTTCAAATGTTGGAGAATTAGTGGGATTAAGTAAATCATATGTTGGACCAAAATCTTTTTGAAAAATACAATCTTTAATTATAATTTCATTAACATTAACTTTACTGTTTTTATAAGACGAATAATTATTTCTATTTGGAACTAACCATGATTTATAGTTTGTAAATATGCATCCTTCAAATTTTATGATATTATCTGATGATCCTGCATCGCGAGAAGATTGATATGTTCTCCACCCAATGTCTTTATTATTAAAATCAAAAATGCATTTGAACGCAATACCATGTGCGCTTTTAAAAATAATATCAGGGTTGTAAGAATGATATTCTGCTTTCTTGATATTCATAAATGCAAGTTGAGTATTTGATGTAGTTGCTTCATCAAAAATCCTATGTACTTTAATTTTCAATTCTACATCATTAGGATTATCTGTTGTACCACAAATTAAAAATCCTACGTCAAAAAAGATACTAGTCTTGGTGTTATAATGGGTTTGAGTACCAGTTTGTGAAGCCGAAACTTCATATTTTCCAGTAGGTAGAACTAAAGCGTCACCTTCAGATAATCCAGCCAAAGCCGTTTTTATATCAGTATTTTGACCACCAGAATAATGTACTATAGACCCTCCAGTTTTAGCAACATAGTCTGTTGCATATTGCAATCCAGTTTGTTCACCTCTATTATTTCTTACTGCTTCAGCAATTGTAACAGAACAATCTTTAAAGTCACTATACATTTGAGGATTATATAATAAACTAGATTTTAAAGTCCCTTGCCAACTATCACCAAGAGAGTCCATACCAAATGCACCATCTCCAGAAGAACTTGAAGCATTTCTATCAGCAGAAGGAATAGTTTCTATTAGATCAACTGGATCAAGTTTCCATGAATTAGCACCTATTCTGACCTTTGAATGAGAATGTACACACCATTTTCTATGTTCAAAATTGTCAAAAAGCCTCCCCCTTCTAAATTTGTGCATCAGTGCTAGAGATGTATGCATCGCCCCTTTGTTTACATCGGACTGATATCCTCTGGTATCCTTTGAACTTATGGTGCGAATAAAATATGGATAATCACTGAAAGGCCAAGTCGTGCCTTGGTCTGAAAGATACTCTGCTGGTGCTAAACCTTGAGAACCATCAATAGATAACATTATCTGGTGTAATATTCTAAAATTAAAATATCTATCATGATTATCACTCGTTATTCCTGGATACCAAGATTCGTAATATGCTTTGAATGAAACGGCAATGTTTTGGTTCAAATATGGCGAATAGGCGTCACCTCTATGATCAGGTTCTATGATCATTCCACCTACGTTTACGCCGTTTGAGTTATGATTTTGCGGGTAATAACTTGCTGGTGGTCCAGGCCATTGAGATGGTCTAATAGTACCAAACTTGCTGGCTTGTCGGTTATATTGATTTTCAGGTATTTGACTATCAGGCATTTCTAAATCATCATTGATCCAATCTATATTAGTTATAACACCCCCCACATTTTTATGTGTACCCAATCGTTCACCTAAACCTCCAAATACACCATCAATTATTAGGGCGTCTTTTTTAAGAGTATTAATATATGGTTGAATATTATTAATTACTTTAAATTGATTAAAAGCACCTTCACCATAATCGCCAGGGTAGTACACACCACGATTCTGACCGCGAGTATCGCTGACAGCATTAATGTTTTTAGTTCCATCCGTAGAAGAAATCTTTTCTCCCTTTTTTAACATAATACTATAAGGAGCATCATTCTCAGGAAAATCTACATAACCGATATATGCAGCACTCGCGAATATATAAATTCTACTATCTGGTTCTGATATGATATAAGATACACGCTCACTTCCAAAATCCTTAACCATAGGATATACATCTGTTTGATATGCCGAAGCACCAAATCCATCATCACCCAATCCCCCTCTAGGGACAAATTTATCAGGAGCAATTGAACCAAAAGACTGTGGATGAGGGGCTGTTGGAAAACCATCTCCCATATCCCCCTTCCCAGAAGGTTGTTTGTAACGTTGATTAGTATTATAAACTTGGGTATCAAGATATGGCGAAACATACCTATAATCTACATAGGTATGGGTGGCTCTGTGCCTTCTAAGTGAGGACCATGCACCTGTAGAACCAGTTTTAGTCGGATCACCAGAGTATCTATCTATAGGTCTATTAAATTGTGCATTTCCTCCATAATAATCGTCTGAGTTATCATACTGAGATGTTTTGGAAAGGCCATCAATTCTGAAGTTACTCATTTGTCCATACGTTTCACTAACAAATTGCCCATTAGTATACATATAAGGGTGAACACCAATTTTAGATGTTTCAAAAAGAGTTAAATATACTGGACAATTTGTTCTATTATATTTATGAGCATTAGTTTTGGCAAGTTCTGGTCCATAAAATACCGATTTTTGAGCAAACCACATACCAGTGTAATCAGCAGGATGACCACTTCTATTATCAGCAGGGTCTATTTCAATGTAATAAGTTTTAGTACCACCCTTGTGTATTGATACGTTATCAATATAAGTATAATTTCCAGCAGAAAAAACTCTCGCCCCGCCTAATAAATCCCCTCTAGTACCATATCCTGGAATTGCATTTTGATTTTTATTAAGCGCAACCCCAGCAGTGCCTTCCCGCGCCATTGGCGTAACTGAAGCAGGTGTAAGACAGTCAACTATTTCTTGGTGTGTCCAAGGATCATAGTCACTTCCTAAACTAGAATTCCACCTATCTCCCCAATATGTTGTTAATCCACCTACTGGTTGTCCTGGAGTTGATCCAGATTGTAAATACTGCCCTTTATTATTATTATGCCACTCCTTTATAAAATCAACTGCCCACTTTTCTTGTTTTAGTCCAATATTTTCTGACATTCCATCAGTTTGTTTAGCCTTATATGCAGCCTCTGCACCAAATTTAAGACCAGTTCCAAGACTACTAAAAAGACTAGCGTTACCTGTCGCAACACCATCGCGCCGCCAATTAGCAGGTGCGGTATCAAACGCTGCTGCGTTAATGGTATTGTTGCGGTGTTTGGTAATGTCATCTTCCAGAAAAATTGATCCTAATGGTGCTGGCTTGTTTTCATTACGCAGTGGTGGAGCCGAAAGAAAATCCACTGAATTATGGCTTTTATGCCCATTCTCATCGTATCCCGCGAGTGGTAAATAATCATCAGTATACCAACGATCAGGTCTGTGATATCCCAAATCAAACGCTTCTGGATATTTTTGAATATGCATATAATATCTAGCGATAAACGAATAAATAAGACCTCTACTGTTGATTGAATACACTTCACCGCTGGGAATGACAGCCCCAGTATCATCTAGGTTCCGAATTCCACCACTAAGATAACGATTGTTTCCCACAAACCGAGCAGCGGTGCTTTTTTCCCATTGCGGCATCCACATCCATTGAAGAGTAATACCGTAATACTGCTTTCTGTGGTCAATATCATAAGCAGGAGTGTAACCATCTGCATGAGTATATCCAGGAATATTTTGCTTACTTGCGCTGGGAATATTTTCATTTAAATTATCGTAAAAATGTTGTGGTCTATAACCATCAACGGCATTTGCCATAGTATATTTTGCGATTAATCGCGCATTTGCATTATCTCCACTGATCCCACCTGACGAACCAAAACACCAAAGAGGAAATCCAACATATCCATTGTTTATGCGGCTATTAATATATTTATAACGTGTATGTTGTAGATTGAGAGGACGTCTTGTTACTTTACTTATATCTTGTTCACCGTCAACAGTGCAATCTTCATTTGTATATGCTAGTTTGCTTAACTTTTGAACAGTAGGATAATCATAATAATAGTTCCAAGACCCATCTTGCTCATTATTAAATGTACTATAAGGAAATATATCAGTATTATAATTCTCAGCACCATCTGATCTACTTCTAGTGGATGAATCCAACATTGAAGGTGAATTTGTAAATGTTGCATTACTCAAATCTTCAAAAGAAGTCAAAGCCCATTGTCGTGCAGGTAAAGATTTATTAATAGAATTAGAACCTTGATAATTACTATCAATCCATAACCTAACTCTTCCTGGATCAGTGTTTACGTCCCAAGAAATTGTATGAATATCATTATCTGTTGGTGCTGGAACTATTAATGATGGTCCATCAGCACCACCCGCTGATAACTTTAAATCGGCTCCAGAGTTTATAGTTTGTAATTGTACTCTATTTACCGCACCGCCCATGTAAAATAAAGTTTTATCTGTTGGTGACATTGTTGTTTGAACGGTCCATGAAGAAGGAACTTTTCTGTCCATAGTAAAAATATTCATAAAACCACTATCAATAATATATTTAACAGATGCACCATCATCAGGAGTTCTAGTTAATTCAACAGAATCTCCGTTTTTCCATAATTCATAATTAAATCCATCAAATGTAAGTGCATTATGCGTCCAAGTGTTTGCGTCAAGACTACTGGCACTAGAGGTATACTGAACCCCATTTACAATAATTCCTTCTTCATTTAATACTAAAATATCTTTAAATTTATCCATTACAGCAAAAACGGTGTCATTTGTTGCAGAATTTTCTTTACGATACCAAAATTCAATAGTAAATGGCGAAAATAATACCATACTATCAAGGCTACTATCAACAGTAATAAAGTCAAGACTACTATCAAAAAATAATGAAGAATTTCCATTATTATATGGCCCATGTTTAACTGCTTGAGTACGACCATATTGAGTGATTGTATGGGAATCTGAAGAAAAATCTAAAATAGAAGAAACTCTTGGATTTGCTATATCAAATATTGAAAAATCATCAGCAATACTTTTATTCATCCAGAATTCTATACTAAAAGAATCTCTTACCCCAGGAGATAAAAAATCAAAAAATGTGCTATCTAACCTTAAATGTGTACCATCATCAAAATTATAAGAAAATGATGAGGTAGTGCTTAAATCAAAAAATCTGTAAATAGCATTATTTTTTTTTACTACTGCCTCATCACCTTCAACAACATCAACCGAAGATATGTCGGCCTCTGTATTACATATTTGAATATTACTCATTTATTTCTCCGTAAATAACCAACCATTTGCAACATTATAGTACACTAACCCAAACGCTGCCCGATCAACATCAATAGTCAAGTCAGAATCACTTGCTTCTATTTTATGACCGTTCCTATTTATAGTAATATTATTAGTGTTTGCATTTCCAGTACCATCAATAAATCTAATTTCATCACCCAAATTAGCCGAAACTGGAAGATTAATAGTCTTGGCAGTAGACGTATCAATAATCAATCTTTGATTAGCAGTTGCGGTTATTGGTGTACTAGTGATTTCTGTCCAATTTGCCGCGCCAGCAGTTGTTCTTGCCGCAACATAAGCACTATCAACAAGGGTAGTAACAGAAGAGATGCCTATTCCAGTTGGATTAGATTTTACCCATTGAGAAGTATTATCACTATCAGTATAGTAAACATAAGTTTCAAGGACTTCTGGATCAAACCACATGGAACCTACGCTTGGTGATGCAGGAGGATTATCTGAAATTGTTAATCCACCACCACTACTACTTGACCTTGCTGCAACGTATGCACTATCAATCATATTAATAATAGATGCACTATCTGTTCCAGCGGTAACCCTCGCAGCAACATAAGCACTATCCACTACAGAACTAACTGCCGAATTTATAGTACTTGTACTAGCACCTATTTGACTTAATGCGTTGATAACAATCTCATCACCAGAATTTGCGGCATTAATAAGTGTAATTGTACTTGAACTTGTTGTATTATAGTCCACACCCTTTAATAAATTTATACCATTTAAGAATACAGTAACTGAATTAACACTATAGTTAAGTGTATTTGAATTTTGATCTGAGCCAGTAAATACTGTTTGATTTGATGTTGCTGTATAGTAATAAGATGTGATGGTTGATGTAAACGAACCACTTCCACCGCCAGAAGTTTGTCTTGCTTGAACATAAGCACTATCTACTAACGCTATAATAGATGCACTATCTACAGAACCACCACCGCCAGAAGTTTGTCTTGCTTGAACATAAGCACTATCTACAGTAGATGAAATATCATCAAAGTTTGCTAATTTTACCCAATTTCCAGCGTGAGCGAAGTAACCTTTTCCAGTACCATGAACGTGAGCAAACATTCCATGATATGTTGATGCGCTTGGAAGATCACCTTCTACCGAATATACATTTGAGTAAAGCATTTTTCCAGTGGTAGTAATATTGTTACTACCCATGTCAATCGCACCTGTCATAGTGCCACCAGAGAGAGGTAATTTAGCGGCAATACTATTTGTTAAAGTAGTGGAGAAATTAGCGTCATCTCCAATCGCCGCCGCCAATTCATTGAGCGTATCCAGTGCAGCAGGTGCTGAAGCGACCAATGCCGCCGCTGCACTATCAGCAATTGATCTTATATCTGAAGTTCTTGCTAATTCATGCCAATCAGCACCAACAGCAATTTTTGGAAGTTGTGCTTGGTTATCATATACAACCATACCTTTATATGTTGTAGCACTTGGTAATTGATTAGTGAAAGCAAAAGTATTATTATAGTAAATCGTATTACCACCAAAGTCAACATCTCTAGTCCCAATACCAGTAATTGGATTAATATGCGCTGAGTCTATTATACCTCTAATGTAAGGAGTAGAAATAAATCCTTGGATATATCCACTATCTGCTATACCTTTAACATATTCACTATCAATGAAAGTTTTCACATAATTTGAGTCTGCATGAGTTTTTATGTGACTTGAATCTGCAATTCCTAGAATATGTGGGATTGTTACTTTATTAAACGGTACTCTGAGATCAACATAAGCACTATCAACAAATCCCAATATCGCATCCGAATCTATTCCTAGAACTTTAGCAGAATTACCAGCATTATCTGTAACTTTTAGTCCAGCAGGAGCAGCCGTTATTCTAGTGTTACCTATGTTTATTGTACTACCACTTAGATATAAATCTTTGAATTTCTTGGTAGGTGAACCAAGATCAAAGGCACTATCTAATTCTGGAAGAATATGACCAGTTGCCGCTAATTTAGCATCAATAACAGTTGTCACATATGCAGAATCCGCTGCCGATAAAATGAACGCACTGTCATACTTTGTATCTGTAATATTAAATACATATGCACTGTCCATGAAACCTTTTACATAACTTGAATCCGCAATTCCTTTGACATAAGATGAATCTATATGAGTTTTTAGATAATTAGAATCTGCTGCTGATTGAATGTGGTTTGAATCTGCGATTCCTTTAATAAATGCAGAATCAATATTATTAGAAGTTTTCACATATGCAGGGGTTATGATGCCTTTAATATATGAAGAATCTATATTAACTTTAAGATAATTAGAGTCTGCAATTCCTAAGACATAGGCACTATTAATGAAAGTTTTTACATAATTTGAGTCTGCAATTCCTAAGACATAACCAGACGATGCCACAGTTTTTACATAATTTGAGTCTGCAATTCCTAAGACATAACCAGACGATGCCACAGTTTTTACATAATCTGAATCCGCTGCTGAGAGGAAGAGCGCACTATCATATTTTCCATCAGTAATACTGAATACATACGCACTATCAATGAAACTTTTTATATAATTTGAATCTGCCTTTGATCTTACATATTCTTGAGTAACTGCTGAGAATATCCAATTAGAGTCAGCGCGAAGTTGGACATAAGAACTATCAATGAAGTGTGATATCGCATCTGAATCTATTCCACCAAACTTTAAAAGATTTCCAGCACTATCAGAAAGTTCCAAACCACTTGCATTAGAAGATATTATGACTTCTCCAAGTGAAATTGAGTTTCCACTTAGATATATATCTCTAAATCTTTCAGTAGGTGATCCTAAATCATATATCGTATCTAAGGCTGGAATTATATCTCCTACTGCTTTGTGAGTTGACATAATATAAGCACTATCAATATTCAATTCAGTTTTTACATAATCTTCAGTTACTGTGGTTTTTACCCAATCTGAGTCATAAATTTCTGATATATTAGTACCATCAATAAAGAAACCACTATCAGCATTTATTTTTCCATTAACATCAAAGGTAAAACTTGGAGAAAGTTTACCCACACCAATAAATTTACTTGGAGACTTGTATGTGGTGTATGATGCACCTTCATCCCAAGGAGTTTCCAGAACTAATTTTTCACCGTTTACTTCAATATGACCATTGAAAATTTCTAACGCTGGTTGTTCTGCTGCGCCTGTAATGGGTTCTTGTGTACCATGTATAACAACTTTACCACCAACAGCAAGACCAGTACCAGTAGTTAAATTTCCTATAGTTGGACCTAATGTTTCAATTGCTTCTTGTCCAGCAGTTACACCAGTTACTCCACTAGTTCTAAGTTGAGTTTGAACACCAACTCTTGATGGATTAGAATCCCAATGACTATAAGATATTTTACCAATACCAACTTTAGTACCATGTGTGGCTTCAAAGCCTGTTGGGTTTGTAAATTGTGCTTCACCGCGACCAAGAGCCTTTTCAAGAGTGGTTAAATCGCCATACTTAGCAGAAAGAATGTGCTTAACTCTAAATGCTATAATATCTCCACCAACAACACTATCAAGTTTATCATTAATATAGGCAGAATCAGGCCAAGCAGTGCGAACAAGATCGTTAATATAATCTTCATCAATCATTTCAATAATTGCACTAGAGTCCGCACCAGATGGATTAGCACCAAAAGAGTATCTTTCTGCTACATATGCACTATCAAAAAATTCAGTTGCTGAATCTGGTGTAATTTGATAATTAATAACATTAGTATAATGATTTAGATAGATGTTACTATCAAGTCCACCAGTTGGAAGAATAACATCACCTTGATATGTTAATCCTTCAAGGTTAACATTACCATTAACATCTAGTGTATAATTTACATTAGTTTTATATACACCATTAGAATCTGGACCATATCTTAAATAACCAGGAGTTAAAGTTGCAGTACTATTATCTAAATTAATACCAACAAACTCAAAATCATTAGCACCCTTATATACAAGATGTGACGCCCCACCACTTGGACTTTTTTGGAAGAATGTATCGTTAGTGCATGTCGTTCTAAGATATTCTTTATTAATTATACCTTCAACATACTCTTGATCAGCCGCTGTCAAAATCCAAGCACTATCTGCTGCAACGTATCTGATATAATTGTAAAGTCTCATACCTTGCATATAGAAATCATGCTCATTACCAGCAGCATCAGTTCCATTAACATTAATTGGACCATTTACTTCAAGAGCATATTTAGTTCCAGCCCTTCCATTTTCATTAACTTTTTCACAAGTAATATCAGTTCCACCATCACCATAGGAACCATATGCTGCCGCACTTTTATATTGTATAGCAGTTGCTGGAACAATATTAATTTCATCTTGCTCAATTACAACTTGACCGCCTTGAATGGATAGAGTATTATCAGTTGATACTGTTGTTGCTGTTGTTCCGAGTCCAATACCAACACTGTTCGCTGCGCTATTTACTGCACCGCCGACTGTAATATTGGTTCCTAATCCCAAAGCATTTTGACCGTATACAGTAATATTTCTACCTAAACCAATACCACCTTGATTTCCTGCGGCTCCAGTAGCAGTAACTGTATTACCGATTGCAATAGCACCATGAGTGGCAATATTATTTCTACCAAGCGCAATCGCTTCAGTGTCTGAAGTATTACCTCTACCAAATGCTATAGAGTGTGTTGTATTGCTATTACCACTACCAAGATTTACCTCGTTATCATAACCAAATGCTAAACCTTCTTTTTGAACATCATTTGAAGAACCAAATGCTAGACCATTTAACTCAACAACATTTTGTTTACCAAATGCTAAACCACCATTTGCAGTAATTGTGTTTCCTATACCATAGACCATAGCGGTTGAAGGTGTATTTGTACTGCTAGTTGAGGCTCCAGACTGACCACTACCATATACAGAAACATAACTATTACCTGAGTTATTAGAACCGTAAATATTTGCTTTAGAGTTATTTGTGTTATCAGTTCCAACAGTAATGCCTGGAATAGAACTTGTTCCAGCACCCATTGTATTATTTTTACCAATAACTACTGATTTGCTTCCAGCATCGTTTGAGTAACCAATAGATACTGCATCTTGCCTTGCGACATTGGGTAATGCTGAAGTACCACCACCTATTGCAACTGATCTTGCACCTAAAGTTTTTACATATATACCCATAGCAGCAGTTGCACCCGCCGCTTGTACTGAACGGCCCATGGCAACAGCATAATTACCTGTATTTTGAACGTAACTACCAATTGCAACACCACCAGTTTTAGATGTGCTATTAAGACCGAAAATAGTACTATAGTTGGCTCCACTATTACCTTGACCAACCATAACTGCGCCGGTCTTACCAACCACATTATTACCAATGGCAAATCCACCGCTACCAGAATAAGCATTATATCCTAATGCTATTGATCCTTGTGAACCGTGACTTCTAACATTTTTACCAATTGCTACACCATTGCTACCAGCAAAAACAGAACTACCAACCGCGACTGATTTTGATGATGCAGTACCTTGTGATCCAACAAAAACACCACCAGTACCTGTCGCTTTACCGTCTGCACCAATAGCAACCGCACCAGTACCACTTGTCACATGAACATTTCTGCCCATCGCAACAGCATTTTTCCCATGCACAGTAACTTCTTTACCAACACCAACCGCACCTTTTGCGCTACTTCTCATTATAATATTTTGGCCTACAGCGAGAGCATCTTCTTTTTGTAATAAATTATCATTACCAATGGCAATTGTATATTGCTTATCTAACTGATTATTATTACCAATTGAAGTTGTATCTTCTTTTTTAACTACACTGTTAGCACCAATCATTAACGATCTATCAGATGTTCTATAAGCAAGTAAGTCTCTACCTATTGCTGTAACATTATTGGCAGTACTTGGATTCATCAATGGGAATGAGGATTGGTCATTCGCAATACCAACATTATATCCAATCGTAATTCTATTTCCTAATGAAGTATTGAAAGCACCCGCTGAGTTAATTTTTGACCCAAGTGATACAATTTGTTCTTTGTTATAGATGAATGGATTATTTGGAACTGGAGTGCCGCTGGTATTATTAGTAGGTCTTGCAATAATACCAATACCCATAGCAACACTATTGCGCTGTGGCATATCAATACCTTGACCAAGTGCAACACTGTTATTGTTATTTTTAGATGCCGTTGTCGCAGATTTTTTGACTTCACCAACTTTTACATCAAAGCCCAATGCAGTTGAGAAATGTGATGCTTTGGTGTTATTACCTATTGCAATAGACTGATAGCCGACTTCACTATCTTCCCAATAATTGGATGCCCCAAAACCATCAAGCGCACCTATTCTGAGCGCACCTCTCTGTGGTATCCACATAAATCTTGCTTCTGCGCCCTTATTAGGAACATTTCCACGAATAACAGTACTAACGTCATTATCTGCAATACCAGCACCACCTGCACCAGTAGAAATACCACTTTGGAAATTATTGGATAAGAACATTACATTTCCAGAGTCAACAACAAATCTTGTTGCTAAATCACCAGTTAATAAGGTTTTCGGTCCTATAATAACCGCACCTTCATCATCATAGAAGATTTTCTTTTGAACCCCAAGAGACACATTTTCAATCTTCCAAGGAGTTTGAAGTCTTATACCAATATAATCTGAATCAACGATTCTACCAATATGCGAATCAAGATCAAGTCTATGAGTTTTTCGGAAAATGTTTAAAGATTTATCCGTATTTACTACATCAAAACTATCTACTAATATATGATGCAAATTACCAGTAGGTGTGGTAAAGGATTTACCACCAAGAACAGGAGAACCATCAGATTCATATTTGAAAACTACGTTACCAGCATCAACCTTTGTATTATCAAATGTCTGGAAATGATTTGATGACCGATCAAAGAAATGTTGAAAGCGTTGATATTTGTGATTTTCATGATTAGGATTAAGAACATTTTCTGGGAATGTTGTTCTATTTCCAGAACCATCAGATTCATATTTATAGAAGTCTACTGGTTCCCCAACAAACATACGTGACATTGAATCAAGAGTAAAGTCACCATTGGTAAGTTCAAAACTTCCCTTAACATGAATTTTGCCAGTGTTAGTTCCAACATCAAGTGGATCAATAGTGATTTCACTTGGTCCTCTAATCAAGGTTTGATAAGAACTATCAATTTTAGCAGTTTTGATGTATGCACTATCAACATCTAATTGACTAATTCTAGCACTATCAACAAGTAATTGGCTAACATAAGCATCATCAATTTGGGCATATTTGATATATGCACTATCAACCACATCCCATTTTAGTTGTTTTATATAGGCACTATCAACATCTAATTGGCCTATGTTAGCACTATCAACAAGTAATTGACTGATATATGTATCTAAAATTTGATCTGCTTTAAGAATTTTAATGTAAGCACTGTCAGCATCTAATTGACTAATTCTAGCACTGTCTGAAGTAAATTGTTTAATTGTAGCACTGTCAGTTACTATCAAATGACCAATTGTGGAACTGTCAACAATTAATTGACTGATATAGGAACTATCAATTCTGGCGTACTTAATATAAGCACTATCAGAAATTAACTGATCAATTGAGGCTGAATCAGCATCTACAAATTTAACACTTAAACTGTCTTGCATCACAACAGGTTTTGAGAATGTTACAGGTTTCAGAAAGTTTAATACTGGTAGTGGTGGATTTTGTAAAATATCAACAACATGAGAATCCAAAGTAACTTGATATTGCACATCAACATAGCGTTGATTACCTGTAATCGTACCATTATAACTACCATCAGATTCTACTTTACCTAATAAACCACCTATACCATCACTATCTTGTTTTAATTCTTGTTTTGTCCTTAAAGGTCCAAATAGGAAATCATTTCCTGGTCTAATCGCTAGATTATTTACTGTAAATGTAACTGCATTAAGTCCAATAGGATCAGTAGTCGCCGTAACATTTTTAACTATATGTGAATCCATTCCCACTATAAGATGAGAATCAAATGTAGTTTCTGGATTAATATTTTGATAATGACCATATGCGTCTTTAGTTGCGTCAATTAATGATCTTGGAACTACATGCGTAACTGTTTTCTTAGGACCAAAGAACCAAGTTTTTCCAGAATCAACGTGAACATCTGCATCAAATTGAATTCTTTTTCTATTTACTGGATCACCGCTACTTTCAAAATGCATACCACCTTTAACAACAAAACTATCATGTGTTGTTAGTCTAGAACCAGTATGAGGATATCCTGGATAGGCGGCATGTGCCATAGCCTCACTACCAAGAGTAACATGACCAAATAAATTTGTTGGTCCGACAATTTCTGTTCTGCTTGTAAGTGTAGGAGTTCTATCTTGAATTGTGATTTTATCACCAAGAATCATACTCGCTGAATCTGTTACACCATAAGCAGATGGGAATAAACCAGGAACAACATTAAGATCACTAAACACTCTAATTTCAAATGAATCTACAATAGTAAAATCGCGGTCTTTTAATAATTGACCTTTTACTGTACCAATAGAGTCTGTGAGTTTAACAATTGGATCAACTACACCAAACAAAGAAAGTCCAGCATTAATAGCGAGAGAATTGCCAGCATTATCAATAATGTTAGAAACTCTTGGAATAGAAGTGCCACCAACCGCGATAATTCTATCACCAATAATAATGGATGGTTTAGAATTAGAATCATTCTGAGGAATAAGTTCTGCCCCATGAAGTTGTGTATCACTATTCAATACTGATGGTTCTTTAATATAAACATTTTTAAGTCTATTAGTATTCGTCATTAAGTTATGAGATGGTCCACCATATCCATACTGTGACGAATCAAAGAGTGTTCTGTTGCCTAATGAATCATAATCAATATATCTGTTTAGAAGTACTGTTGCTCCACCAGAAGTGGTTCTTGTAATTCGTAAGAAGTCAAAATTTACAGAATCTGTAAATGATAATACAATATGAGAATCTGCATCATTGGGTCCAAATGCATTTTGAATTTGAGTATTATTCAAAGATACTGTTTGAGTTTCTTGTACATAGTTGCTATCAATTGTAAATACATATGCTTCTTCAAGAACATTATCATGTCCAAGAACTTTTAGACCACCTCTTAAATGAGTGCTATCGCCAACATATAGACCGTTTTTCCCTTTTATTTGACTAGCATCATAAACACCAAGACCATCTCCAGAATCTCTGCCATTAAATGATCCAATTTTAACAGCACCACCAATATTAACAAAAGAATCAATATTAAAAAATCCAATGGTGGTTAATCCACCACCAATTGTTAAATCACTCTCAACATGTAAATTACCACCAATAAATGCACTGTCAGATGTGGTTAATCTTGTTACACCACTTAAACTCCCACCAATTTGCATACTATCGGCAAATGTAACTGGACCAGAAGCATCTAAAGATGTTACACCACTTAAACTTCCAGCAATAGTCACACTATCTTCAACTAAAAGATTTTTTTCAAACCTTGCGTTACCGCGAAGATCAAGATTATGAGTTGCCGAGTCGCCTCTTTTGTTAATAGCAACTTTTATACTGCCATCATAGTATAATCCACTTGCATGAGTTCCATCATACAGTTGTCCTGGTGCGCCAATGTAAACCGCATTGAAACTATCGTGCTTCCAATAGTAATCAGAATCCCAAATACTAATAATATATGCAGAGTCAAGTAAACTTCTAAAGAATGCTTTTGATGCAGCACTCGCGCTGGGGTTTGCTGTAAATGTTTCTTGAAGAAAATCAGCGTCTATTTTACTTCTAATATATGGTTGGTCAATATAACCAGTTTGTCGCAACCAAGACTTGTTAGGCCAAGCAGTTTGTGAGCCACCATCGCCGCTAAAGACAATCGGTGGATTACTAAGATAATCATCGCCTTCTTTATCTGTAGTTCTGATATTAATTCTACCTTGAACATCAAGTCCTATAGAATCTCCAACACCACTACTAAATGATGTATGTCTAGTATTATAGGAAGCAAGTGTAAGGTTACTATCATCAGTAGCATCATCAATGGTAGTTCCAGTTTTACTTAGATTACTAGCGTAAGCAGCATTTCCACCACCATTAATATCTGGATTCCAACCTGTCCATGTTTGGTTATTTGTAAGACCTATTGCTACAGTTTTATGTCCATCGTTTGGATTGTAAACAAGAGCATCTGGATAAATTACCCAAGAGTTGAATGAATCTACTCTTTGTTGTACATAGTCAGTATCAAAATAACTTACAACAGAACTAAGAATTTTACTATTAGGACGTAAAACATAACTATCAAAACTTAAATTACCAATATAAAAACTATCATCAACCGAGTTGTCTAACCAACGAACTGATCCACCAATTCTAATACTATCAGCAAATGTAATTGGACCAGAAGCAGTTAAAGATGTTACTCCAGAAACTGCCCCAGCAACAGTTAAATCGCCACCAATGGTCATACTATCCGTTGATTTAAATGTTGTCACAGTTTGTATTGCGCCAGCCATATCAAGATTCGTGACGCCACTTAAACGCCCACCAATGGTCATACTATCCGTTGATTTAAATGTTGTCGCAGTTTGAATAGCACCCGCCATATCTAAATTAGTAACGCCACTTAAACGTCCACCAATTTGCATACTGTCAGTACCTTTATAGGTAGTAACAGTTTCCAAAGCCCCCGCCATTTCCAAATTCGTGACACCGCTTAAACGTCCACCAATTTGCATACTGTCAGTACCTTTATAGGTAGTAACAGTTTCTAGAGAACCAGCCATATCTAAATTAGTAACGCCACTTAAACGTCCACCAATTTGCATACTGTCAGTACCTTTATAGGTAGTAACAGTTTCTAGAGAACCAGCCATATCAAGATTCGTGACACCGCTTAAACGTCCACCAATTTGCATACTGTCCGTTGATTTAAATGTTGTCGCAGTTTTAATTCCACCAGCCATATCTAAATTAGTAACGCCACTTAAACGTCCACCAATTTGCATACTGTCCGTTGATTTAAATGTTGTCGCAGTTTTAATTCCACCAGATAAAGTTACTGCGCCAGCAACGGTCAAATCCCCACTAATTTGAACACTATCTCCGATAACTGCTGTTGTACCCACATCTAATGAAGTACCTATAGTAACAGAATCTCCAAATTTACCATGAGTATTTACATCTAAATATCCACCAGTTTTTAAATATCCAGTAGAAACATCAAGATTACCACCTACAACTAAATCTTTACCAATACCCACAGAATCATTAAGTGTTACCGTACCTTGAACAATAAGATCACTATCTATAATTACACTAGATTTAAATCTTTTTGGTGCTATAGTACCAGCACCACCAGTAACAATAGGGAGTGCTTTTAACGATAAGTATTGCCCAAAGACAATTTCAGCAGTTGGTACGCCATTCGCTGCCGTACCAGCAGAATCAAATTGTGATGAATCATATGCTGTACCCACATTTGGAGTACCAGTTCCTAGTGTAATATTTCCTACTGCTCCCTTATTGCGAGTTGTCCCTTTTGATGTATTGACCCCTACGCGAGTGGATACATCAGCAAATGTCGCACCATCATATAATTCAAAACTATCACCTATCCCACCAACAACATTTTTAATCGCAAATATAGAATCGTTTAAGAATTGCCCTATATTAGTTAAACTTGGTAAATTAAATTCAACAGTTTTACCATCAGTCAAAATACCATTTGTATTTCTTATGATAACAATACCTGGATTAGATTGTTCAATACTTACAACTGTTGCTGTTGGTAACGCTACAGCAGGTTGTTCAATTTCTATTTGTTTATTTGAAGGATCAACTCCAGCAACATAATCTCTAATATCTTGATCATTAATAAGAATTGATGCTATATAACTATCACCACCTACTTGATTTACACCGTTTACTTTGCTGCCACCAATTCTAAGCGTACCTCTAATATCTAAGGCATATTCAGCAGTATGTTTACCAATAGCAACTTTGGTGTTATCAAGATATGTATCAAGTGCTGAATCAGGGTTATTTAAAATAATTTGATTTTCTTGATTTCCAGTAAGAGTAACATCTCTACCAATGATAAAGTTTCCTTTACCATTTGTGGTATGTATTGTATTTCCTTGACCAAAAATGAAATTTTCTGAAACATTAGTTGCAGGAGTAACATTTATATAACCAGTACTTCCACCAGCAACAGTATTATTAAAACCAATCCAATAATTTTTTGATTGTGTTCCTAATGATCCAACACCATAAACAAGAGGTCCACCAGAATATATTTGATATGTTGAATGTGCAGTAGCAGAATCTTTATTTCCTTCACCAATGAAATACGAATTAGTTGATCGCATTTCATTTGGATTACCACTTGCACCACCAATTACAACAGAATTCGCAACAGTTCTGGCACTACTTCCTATTTTATTATCATAACCACCAATATTAATAGAATAACTAGTGCTTAGATTTCCAGATGCATCTCCAATATCAGTATTATAACCACCAATATTTACCGAATATTCTGCGTCAATATGGGTATTATATCCACCAACATTTACTGAATAATTAGCATTTGTACCAATATCGGTATTCTGACCTGCAATATTTGCACTGTAGGAAGCATCAATATCATTATTATATCCACCCAGATTTATAGAATAGTTGGCATTTGCGGTAATTTGCAGACCGCGACCACCAACAGTTGTGTTCCAACGTCCACCCGTCAAAGTATTTGAGTAACCACCAACACTAACATTATTTTCTCCACTAATGTTAATGTTGTATCCACCTAAACTAGCATTACCTGTCGTACTCGCACCAGAAGAAATGGTGACACTTTGACCACCAACAATTACACCGTAACTGCCAGAAAGAGAATTAGATACCCCACCAATTATTGCATTATAATCACCACTTATTGCACTTGAATATGATGAGAAAATTCCAGATGTTGTTGATGCTGATGTGATATCATTATTATATCCACCTATTATAACACCAATATCGCCAGCAAGATCATTATGCTGACCACCAACAATCGCACCCCACTCTGCATCAGCAGTCGTTTCATTAATATAACCACCTGCTATAATGTTATAGTTACCAAGCATATTGTTTTGGTAACCACCAACATTTGTGTTATATGTTCCACCAACAGTTAATGCATATGATCCACCAAAGTTACTACTATAGTTTCCAGTTACATTAGTCCTATTACTAGTAGAATTGGTATAACCACCAATATTTGTAGCGTATTGTCCATCCGCTTTTAAATATCTACCACCAATAGCAACACTATAGTTTCCATCAACTCTACTCTGATCACCCCCAAGAACAACTCCATAGTCTCCATCAACTCTATTAAAGTACCCCATACCAATAGAATGTGCGCCAATAGTATCATTTCTATGATCAGCATTTGCATTAATTTGACCAACTCTAAATACATCACCCAAAGGATAGTATGCCATAAGAGAAACATTTGAAGAAACATTACTAAAACTAGAAAGTGCTTTAGTAGTATCGGCAGAATCAAAGAATGGTTCACCTTGACCTATTTTACTTGTATATGATCCACTGTAATTTCCTCTAAAGATAAATCCACGATTTCCTTCTGCTTCCACAGGTACATTTGGAACCGCGACATGCATACCAATAGGCTTATTACCATTTGTATATGTGATTTGAAGTCCATTATCACTCCACGGTGAATTTTGCAGTAGTGTCCCATCTGGTAGTAATTTAAGATTTTCTCCACTATAGATAAGATCACCAGTTACATAAAGATTACCAACTCCACTTGAAACAGGCACTGCCATTCTTGTTAAATCAGAATCACTACCAATTGTAACATTACCGCCTTGAATAGACATAAAGTTATCATGAGTGTTTGAAAGTGGTATAAATTCTCCAACAGTACCAGCCTGACCAGTACCCAAGTTAATACCAATAGAGCGGTCACCACCAACATTAACATTTTTACCAAAAGCAAAAGAACCTTGAGCCGTACTAGGGAAAGTTATACCTTCACCGAATGCAAAGTTATAGGAACCTGCAATATTATGTGAAAACCCAAGTGCTACTGAATTGGTTGCCGAAACCGTATTTCCAGCAGCACTTGTACCACCTATAGCAATTGATGCACTGCCTGTTATTTGATTTCCTATACCAATCGCGACTGCACCAGTACCGCTTGTAACTTGAGTGTCACCAATAGAAATTGATTTATCACCAACTCCTGTATTGGCCTTACCAATCGCGATTCCTTGCGATGAAGTTATTTGATTACCTTCACCAAAAGCAATACTGGTTAATGCATTGGCACTAACGATATTTTCTTTACCAATCGCAATACTAGTTGTAGCACCAGCATTAATAATTGACTTAGTTCCAGAAACAAATGAACCATCCGCATACGTTTCAGAAGAATCTCCTTGAGCATATGAAGCAGTTCCTTTAGCAATGGTATTTTTACCAAATGCTGTGGAATAAGTACCCATTTCAGTATTTTTGATTGTGCCTGTTACGAAATATCCAGCCCTAAATCTTGCTTTAGCAGGATCAAACATCATTCTGGATTTATCACTATCTAAATCTACAACAATTTGATATTGATCATTTATACTTGGACTTCCAGCCCCCACAGTATTTAAAGCATAATATTGTGCTGACGTATTTAATCTTCCAGATACTTGAAAAAGATTACCTATAAGAGTGGTATCTGTTCTGAAATCAAATGCATGTGCTGGTCTATTAGTACCAATACCAATTCTGGCTCCGATTTGAAATACGTCAGTAACTCCAGGTTCTCTTATAGTAGGTAAATAGAAAACATCATTAATATCATAAGGAGAGAATTGCTTTTCAAAAATACCGCCGCCAATAAACCTTTCACCTTTTCTATACATATTTCCATAGAAATCAATAGAACCATCTTTGTGAAATGATATTAAATTACTATCTAAAGCACCTTTTAAAGAAATAAGACTACTTCCTGGAGTACCCACACTATCGTAAAGAACTGCGTGAACACCACCACCAATTGTTGCACTATCAAAACTATAATCAGATTTGAAAACATTTTTCTGTAGAGTGGATGTTAGTTGAGAGTCATTTAATTCAAGCCCATAGAAATCGTGTGCGTATGAAGTGCCTCTTCCGGTTTGTGAACCATAATTAAGTGTAAGTGACGCTGATTGTCCAGTAGGTTTATGGTAATCGCCACCAATTCTAAAACCTTCTGCAAATATATTTCCAGATTTTGTTAGTGTGAGGTGGTAGTAGGAAGAATCTGCTGTTGGGTCTGGACCTTTACCATTAACAGTTTCTTTGCCAAAATGAATACCGTCCAATGATCCCAAATGATCTTGCCATGTGCGATTTTGTGTTCTTATAAACCCATCATCATTTATAAGCCTACCTTGTCCCGGTTCAGAACTAAGAATACCATGAGGTGTAAGTTGAAGTGAATACATGCTATCAACAAAAATTTTATCAAAATATCCAAGATCATATACCGCTCTCAAACCTTCAAGTTCAGAAATCATTGCACTATCAGAAACAAACTGCCCAATACGCCCAGAGTCGTATAAAATTGAAGAACCACTAATACGCGCTATGTGTGCGCTATCAACACCACTTAATTTTCCACCAATATGCAATCCACCAGCGATTTCCATAGGCAAACTAGATTTCCACAATCCAGGTGCTGGACTAACTTGCCCTTGAAAACCAGATGCATCTGCTTGATAAGTAAAACTTCCTCTACCGTGAATTGGTGAATTGTAACTTCTATTACTGAAAACGGTAATACCAGCACCATCAGCAGCAGCACTATCCATGGCTGAATCTGCTAAAATGATATTCTTATCATTTACAGAAACTGTTGTTGAGTTAATAATAGTTTGAATACCATCAACTTGCAAATCACCTTTGATAATAACACGACCACTATTACTATCAATCGCAGAAGGATCAATAACGATATCTGCTGGACCAGTGATCAATGGTTGATACGATGTTTCAATATGAGCATATGTAATTTTCGCAGAGTCGGACATGAGTTGTCCAACATAAGCACTATCAATATCTGCCCTAGAAATATATGCACTATCAATATCTACTTGACCTATATCCGCACTATCAATATCAGTATGATCAATAAGAGCGTATTTAATGTATGCACTGTCAATCGTTACATCATTGATATATGCACTGTCAATATCAGCATATTTGATGTACGCACTGTCAATCGTTACATCATTGATATATGCACTGTCAATATCAGCATATTTGATGTACGCACTGTCAATTGATACATTATCAATATGCCCACTATCAATATCGGCATATTTAATATATGCTGAGTCAATTGATACATTATCAATATGTCCACTATCAATATCGGCATATTTGATGTATGCACTGTCAATTGTTAGATTATCAACATGACCACTATCAACATCCATAAATTTGATGTGAGCAGAATCGATAGAAACATTATCAATGTGTCCACTATCCATATCAAAATGACGTATATAAGCACTATCAACACGCAAGTTGTCAATATGGGAACTGTCAATGTCGGCAAATTGTATATAAGCAGAATCGCTACGAAGATCATGAATATAGGCACTGTCTGCCTCCAAAAATGTAATATGCGCGGAATCAGAAATAAGCCCTTTTATAACCGCACTGTCTGCATTGAAAAAACGAATATATGCACTGTCAACACTTAGATTATTAAAACTACCAGAATCGCCAACAAGACTTTGGAGTTTTAGATAATCTAATCCGCGACTGTCATCTAGTAATACTAATCTACCATCTTGTGCTATTCCTGGATTATCTGGAAAAAGTGATGTAAAATATTCACCACCAATCGTAGCAATTCTGGATGCATCACCAGTGACATTTACTTCTGGCCCTATACCAATAAAAAGTTTTTTGGATGTTTCAGCATATGAATACGCTATTTCACCTACTTTAAGATTTGATGGGGCATCAACATTTGATGATCGTTTTATTCTTATAGTTGCTGGCATAAAATCTGAACCTTAATTTACACTTCTTTTTGTATTTATATAATTATACAGATCAAAACCCCTCGCCAGCATCAATAGTTTGTTTATCAAATAATAGTTGTGGTTGAAATTGTGCGCTTGTCGCATTAAAAACTAACACATCTCCATTCACTGCACCATTACCTGCAACATTTGCAAGTTGCCCAATATCTGAAACTACTTCAATTTGAGCGATTTGTGGAACAGGAGTACCCAAGGTAATTTTTTTAATAACCGTATTTGTAGAAATAACCTTTACAGTATCAGTCATGATGATCTCCTAATTAATTCTTTTTTAGTAATAATTGACGGTAGATATATAGAACCATAATGCTGAACTGTAAGTTCAACCTTACTATGTTTTGAAACTACTTTATCTATGAAAATCTTTTTTTGTATAGTGTTTGAAGAGACAACTTTTATATTCTTGGTAATCATAATTTAATTAACGCTTGGTGATACAGTGAGTGTCCCTTGAAGTATTCTTTCAATTATTGTTGTGTTGGTAGCAGAATCTTGATAACTCAACTCAACATCATAAACATATCTTCCTGCTTTCATTGTATCTGTTATAGTATTTGCAAGAGATAGTTGTAAAACATTTGGATTATCAAGATCAAGAAATGAAGTTTCAAACGATATCGCAGAAGAGTCGCTTGTTGAATACGATTTCTTTATTTTTCCAGTTGCAGCATACGGTGTAATAGTTCCACCACTGTTTGCATCAAGTTTCTTAAATATTTTTTTACTACCATCAGTTTCAAAACATTCAAGTCTAAGTGTTATATCACTTCCTTGATCAACCATAATATCTTCAGATTGTGCCATTTTTTTTCTCCAGTATTTCTATCCAGCAAATCTTGCTTTTGTTCTATCGTATGTAATTCCAGAAGTATATCTAGTAGCATTAGCATCAAAAAACATAATTCTCACAAATCCAGGGCCACCTTGATTAGTACTAGGTGCTACGCTTTGACCACTAGTTCCTTTTGATCCAGTTCCACCAAACCCATATCCACCACCATTTGACTGTCTAGTGAAAAGATCATTAAAACCCTTCCCTCTTGATCCAATTCCACCACCATGTGTTGTGGTCACTTCTAATATCCAATCTGCTTGTGATACACGCCATCCAAGACCCTCTCCCCTAATATCATGAGAAATGCCTTCAGTGGTAGGAGAACCTGATGTTTGATATCCGGGCGCACCACCACCGCCAAAAATAGATGAACTATAATTAAAACTAGGACTAGTAGTTAATGTTGAGCCATTATTAACTAAACATGCTGATAAATATGAAGTTCCTCCCCAACCACCAGCATAATGTAATTCTAATTTTGAGTTGTCATATATGGTAACTTTATTTCCAGTTCCAGGACCAAATGCATATCCAGATAAAGAATAACCTTGAGTTTCTATACTTCTAGTTCCACTATCAAATGTAGATACTCTATGAGTATTAGTGGATTTTGCAGCCCCACCTACTGTAAGTACATTGCTTCCATTTTTATAAACGTAAGAATTTCCACCATCACTTGCATTACCACTAACTCCTTGAAATCCCCATTCACCACTATTTGATGATCCACCAAGTGCTTTACCGCCATTTCCAACTCTAATTGTAATTACATCGCCCTCAGTTACAGGAATTGGATGTGTTTGTGCATAATCGCCACCATTTCCACCAGCGGGTGCGTTAATGAATGAAGATGAAATTCCACCACGACCAGACCAAGCCCAAGGTCCAATATAACCAGAAGCACCAGCACCTTGTATAAAAATTTTCATATGTGTAAATCCACAATGCTGTGGAATTGTATATGTGTAATCAGATGTTGTTGTTTGTGTTGATGATGCGACAGTATATACAGCATCAAAATATGGTTTTATCATAAAATCACTTAAAGATATTTTGCCTGAAGATGGAACACCAGTACTATTAGATATTCCAGAGTTTATAATTAAATTCCCATCAGATTCTGCGACTAAACTACCACCTTTATAAAATTCCGATAAAGATACTGATCCAGCATCGCTAAATTGATTCTTGATATCAGAAAAACTAAATGAACTATCACCATCTAAGTGAGGATAATTGCTATGTAAACTTGTAGGTTTAAATGTTGTTGGCATTAGACTCTATCTTTTCCCTAAGATATTCAACATCTACTCTTAACTCATTTATTGCCTCTACAATAAGACCCATCATATTGCCATAACGAATTGCTTTATTTTCACCATCAAATTCATAAACAACTTCTGGAAGAACTTCAGAAACTTCATCTGCCATAAGACCAGACATTTTTTCTTCTCTACCTTTATAGTTAAATGTATATCCAGCCAATGTACCAACTTTATCAAGAGCATTATCAATACGTTCAATATTTTCTTTCAATTTCCTATCAGATGCACTATTAAACGCTGTAATATCAGCATTTGATGTAATCGCACCATCAGCATGTAATGTTGATGAGAGAGATAACGAATGACCATTATCTAGTACATCAGACCTAAGATATTTTGGATCAGTTATAGTATTAAGTATCAAAGAAGAGTCAACCCCAGCAGATGATCTTGCCAATACATACGCAGAATCAACTTGAGTTGATAGATTTGTTTCATCAATTAATTTGTGCCACGCCCCCCCATGAGAAAAATATCCCTTACCAGTTCCATGCACATGAGCAAACATACCATGATAAGTTGCTGCTGAAGGAAGATCGCCTTCTGTAGAATACATATTTGCATAAAGAGATTTGCCAGTTGTGATAATATTATTACTTCCCATATTAAGGTCAGCACTCGTAATATCACTTGTTCTTGCCGCTATATAATCACTATCAACATGGGTAGTTACTCTTGCGTTTGTATAATATAGGTTTGTTGAACCTTCAGTAATTTCATCAGTATTATCTTTTGTCAGAATACTTGCGTCTACATACGCTTTTACTGATTGCTGAGATGGTACGTGAATGGCACTGTTTGATGCCATCCCATCTTCATCAAGTAAATCGCTTGTTTTAAGACCATCATTAATACCATAACCTGCTAATGTAGTTGGTTTAAGTGTGATGTTTGAAAATGCTACAGTAGTAGGTTTTGTTAGAGTATTTAGAGTAGAACTATTTATTTTAGTGTAAATATAATTGGAATCTACAAGTGCTTGAACTCCGCTACTTGTCAAAGCCCCAGTATTATTGTAATGCTGTTCTAAGTTTGCCAAGGTAACTTTTGCGGTAGCATAACCACCAGATAAATTGGTTCCTGTTACTACCAAAAAATTTAGATTACTATCTAAATCACTACTTGTGGCAGTTGGTAAATCTACTATTTTGACCATCGTTTATCTTTCTATGCTATTATAAATGCTCTTACTTGGAGTTGCCATTTTGTTGCTGTTAATACACCAGTTCCCCCAGTATTTTTATCTTGATATATACCTGGCCCACTAGATGCAATTCTAAGAGTTACATTTGTAGCATCTACTACCGCACCGAACCCTTGTTCTGGACCGTCATTGTCCGTACTTGGATGTATATCAATAATATCATTTACAACATATCCACCCTGTGCGTCAATGCATTTAAGTCTATAAGTTATAATATCAGGTTCTACACCTAAACCATGAGTGAAAACATTTTGACCAGAATTTGAAATTCCGACATAAGAACTTACATACTTTTTTACTAGTTTGCCAGAAACGTCTGTGGATATTTGTCTTTTTACTTGTAAAGGAGTCATAATTAAATTATTTAAAAGACCACTATCTGCCTCAAAACTATCTGCAATCATATCGCCAGTAATTGAAGCACCAGATAGTGCGCCACTAAATGTTCCAGTTGTTGCTGTAATTCCACCAGTAGATGTTATAGCCGCTGAATTAATAGTGTTAAATGTTACGCTAGATGTTGAATCAACTTCTTGACCAATAGATATAGAATCAGAACTTCCAATAGTAACACCAGTTCCACCCAAAGCATTAAAATTGTTTATTGATGCTAGAGTTGCCGCTGATAACGTAAGGCCAATTTTACCATTAGAATCAAGGGTAATATCACTATCGGTACTAAATGATCCACGCGCTCTAGAATCTGTAAAATATAGATTAGGGCTTCCTTCTGGAACATGTGAAGTAGTAAACCCAACTTGAGAATCTTTTAAAAGACCATCCAGATTGTGGATTACTGGAATTCTTGCTTTATTAAAAACTCCAGTTGTTATTTTAGTTGTTGGTAGATTTGGAATTCTAGTAGTAGTAAATTGACCACTAGTAATTACACTTGCTGGTAGCGGATCAAGATGTGATGGACTTATTGAACTACAATTAAAAGAAAAAAGACCGCTATTGGAATCATAAGACAATGTAGTATGACTACCGTTACCACCTGCTACAAGACTTAATGCTGTAGTAACGTAAGTTGAACCAGAACTTGCTTTAATCTCATTAATTGCTTGAACCAAATCGGTTTTATTAGTTGTAGTGAGATTATCAGGTTCACCTACATATCCAGACATAGTGTTTGTTGCATTACGCCAAGTTTCTATTTTATCAGTTAAGTTTACTGTAATTTTTCTAGTCATATGCTCATCTTTGCTATAGGTTGCTTATGTTTATTTATAAGGTTTCTAAGGCTAGTTTAAACTCATCCTCATAATATTTTCTAACATCTGGAACCATTCCTTTCATTTTTAAAGGAAATTCTATATTTTTCAATATTTGATCATAAGTATCAATATCTAAATGATATTGAATAAAATGTGGATCGTTTTCCGCTAGTAGATATTTATCATTTAATAATTCAAAGAAATTTTCATCAAAATCTTGAGATAACCAATATGCATAACATATAGCAACAAAATATGATTTTGCTGGTCTAATAGTTTCATCAACATATTCATTAAAGTGTAGTAAAGCATCCCTTACAATATTTTCTTCACTCCATGTCACATCCATTTTATTCAAATCATCTGAATACTCTCTATTAAGTAAGTGATAAACTTGGGACGCTGTTCTCCATTTTCTCATACCAATCCAATAGCCCTTTATATCCGTTACATCCATTATCTAAATCCTTGACATATCGGTAATGTTCTGTTAAACAATTACCGAAATATTTGCATGAAGCGCAAATCGGACTTATCATTTCTTCTTTTTCTTTTTCTGCCCAATCCAAGTAAGATTGAAAAGAATCCAACTCTTTAAAGTATTCCCTATCGTGAACATCAAACTCCAATACTCCAAACTTGCCGTTAGGAGTAATGTAAACATGATCATCCGAAAATGCATTGTATAATCCACTAAAAGACTCCTCTATCTTGTTTGCATTTACAAATTGAAAATCCATTTGATTTTCTAATTCCATCCACTGAATAACAAACTTTTCAAAATCTAAATGCGTCACAGTAAATGCATTTGCTTGATTAATAGAATATGGTTTAATCTCTACTGATTTAACAGCACCACACATATTCAATAATTTTATCATTTCATTTACATTCATCTTTAAAACTTGCGGTGATGCAAGAATAAGAACAGCAATCGGTACTGGACTCATCATCATATTCTGAAATACCAAATTTGATTTCTCTCTTGCTTCAAAATCGTAAGATACTGATAGATAAACATCGTCATCAAAGAAACCATCATGCATCATAGAATAGTTTGTGTTGATATTTATTTTTTTACCATAATACTTTTTAATTGTATTTTTAACATCATAAAAATAATTTTTCTTCATAGCACCAATTTCACCACCATATAGATCAACATGCTCTATATCTGGAATTTGTGAAAGTAATTCATCAAGTCTCTCAATTGAAATTTTTTTCTGATCGCCTAATTGTTCTGAAGTAAGATAACAAAAATCACAGCGAAAATTACAAAAATAAGATGGATTTACAGATACAATCATGCATATTCTCTTACATATTCAGTAACTTTAGTATCCATTCTATTTAAAGAGATTATATCTTTAGCCATAGATTTCATATGTTGACAGTGATCTTCAACCATGTTATGTTGTTTCAAATCTTTAATTGTTTTACGGCATCCATTACAAATTTCAAACATAGGACAGGTAAAACACGAATTTTTAAGACTCATTAAACTCAAATCATTACTGAGAGGTGTCTCAAAACCCCCATTCATTTCATATTCAAAATCTATTGGTTTGTCAAAATCATCACCGAAAGAACCACAAGAATAGTAATCACCTTCTGGTTGAATATTACGAATGCCACTATCACAGTTTCTGGACTGAGGACATATGGTTGGTTTTTTTCTTAACCTATTTAACATTTGTTGAGTATTATGTTCCCAATCACTAAGTCCTGCTTTCCAAATTTGAATATATCTCTCATAAATTTTTGATAATCTATATGGTGCTGACTGAGAACCAGATGCCATAGCATAATTTACCTTACAAACAACATTCATCTTCTTAGCAAGTTGTACAGTCTGTATTACAGTATCTTCATTTTCATCCACAATTACCGCAATAAATGATGGTCTATAGCCTACATGCTCAAGCATCGCATCAGAACATTTCCAAAAATCTTCTTCTGTAAATTCACTGTAATCTCCCTTGAGCCTACCACCGCCATATTGAAATGAAGTCCCAACACCAATTCTATGATGATTAAAGAGTTCTGCCCATTTTTTTGGTTTCATTAAAAAAGGATACAAATTGGTTGTAAGGGATATTGTCGCTGGCATATCATGTTTATCTAAAAACTCTATTAATTTCCAATAGTAGTTTGGCCTCATCATTAAAGGATCACCACCATTTACGATGATAGTTTGCGTTTCAGGAAATCTTTTAAGAAATTTGAATATCTTATTCAAATCAAGTACAGCAGTGTTATCCTCTTGAGTAATTTTAGAGGAAGAACAAAATGAACATTTAAAATTGCATAATTCTGTTGGTTTGATAATTAAGTCCATGGAGAATTCTTTATATTAAAACCAAAATTCATTGTGATTCTTTGCACATTGGGTTTTCTAAAATCCTCAACTCTATGTTGAAAATTTAAATCTTGACTACCTAATATTAAATCATATTTTTTTGGTAAGTGATAACAAGTGACACGTTTATTTTGTCTCATATTTCGGAACATTATTTCACCACCGACTCCTTGTTCCATATCAGTGAAATATAGTAAAAAGAAAACATTTGCACCTTCTCTTAAATCATTATGCCAAGAACTAGAACCATCACATGCTCCATTCCAAATATATGAATATATTAATTTTTTGCTCTCATAACAATCGTCATACTTTGATAAGTATGTATCATACAATAAATCAGCAGTTTTCTTTATTTTGTTTCGCATACCATTCAAATGATAATTCCAACAAATGCTATAACTTTTACAATCATCACCATCATTTAACCATTTTATTTTTGGAATATTATCACTACTCATATTTAACCACTTTAGTTTTGGCATAGTATCATTGATATGAATAAACATATTTTTATTATTTTCCATAAGATATCCTTGGTCTTTCATTTCCATGGAGATTCCTTTACTTTAAATCTAAAAAGCATTGTTATTCTTTCTTGCTTCAATTCTCTTGTATGCTCAACTCTATGCTGAAACTTTAAATCATCACCTACACTTCCCATTACTATATCATATTTTTTAGGTAGATGAAAAGCAGTTATTCTTTTATTTTGTTTCATATTTCTGTACATTATCTCACCACCATTATTCGGTTCTGAGTCTGTAAAATACAAATTAAATTGTAAGTTGCCACCTTCAGTATCATGATGCCACTCACACGAACCAGTGTCCGTCCCATTCCACATAGTATAATAATCCAAGTGTTTTTCGGTTTCCCACGGCAAGTAGGTTTCCCAAAGTAAATCGGCAGTTTTTAGCATCTTACTTTTCATGGAGTGGAAATAATAATTCCACGCGACGCTTTGCCATCTGTCAGATTTATCAGAATTACTTCTCTTTAAGTATAACCATTTTAATTTTGGTAATGTATCTTTTATATGAATAAACATATCAGGATTATTTTCAATAAAACATCCAGAATTTTTATCAATATTCATTTTATTCCCAGCCCACACTTACAGTCATTCTTGGTTTAGAGCCAAAATAAGGTCTAATACAATGTACCATAGAACTATTAAAAACTACTAACCTACCCACTTTTGGTTGTATTCTAGTCTTATTTTTTGGATATTGAAAAATATCAAGAGAATCATAAATATCCAACTCACCACCTTGCCAACCATTATTATCTATATCTATAAAAAATAATGTAATGATTTTAGACTCTGTTCCATCATGATGTGGTTCCCAAATCATATTTTCATTATTATCTTTTTCATACTTGACAATTTTTATCAAATGTGATATAGCAATTTTTTTTACATTTGAATCTTTCACCATCGCAATAGTTTTTGCTTTATTCAGATTTGGAAAGTCATCCATATTATCTTTAATATTTATCGCCATATTTTTTTGCATGTTAAATCTTGGCAAATCCTCAATAGAGGGATTGGCAAAAGAAAACTTGCTTTGTATTCTTTCAAGTTCTTTTTTATTCAAAAAATCATCATAAATTTCTACAGAATTCATCTAATCTTTCCTTTATCATTTCTTCATTTTTATTTAATAATATTTTCATTTCATTGACAATATCTTTACCTTTAAAGCGTCCCACATCAAACTTATCTATGCTATGTGGATTTTTATCATAAAATATATTTCTTATTAATTCTTTGTAAACAAAAAACATAGGAATATCATTCAATATATTCCACAATTCTTTTGCTACCTCGGAAACATTTTCATATGTAGTATATTCACTTATAAAACTTAAACCTATATGTGGTGTAAACAAATTCATTATAAACATTTCTAGATATTCTTCAAACGTATATGAAAAACACTCAATTATAGTATCATATTCATATGCAACATCCCCATATATTGGATTTACTTCAACATCATCCCATTTTCCGCTATAGTTACCATCAAATTGTGTTAATACTTTTGAAGTTTTTATTTTATACTTTTCTTGATATTCTTTACTGGCAGTTTCAGTCGCTGGTAAAACCATGTAAGGATATCTAGTGTCTGCCCATACGTCAAGACCTTTCCATTCTTCCCAATCTTTTCCTTCATTATACCCAACTCTATAGTATACTTTAAATTCCTCGTAAAAATCTTTTAGTGTAGATCCCGGCATCGCTAAAATTAATTCTAAGTCTAACCATAATTCTTTTTCTTTAAAATTATTCCATTTATTAGTTAAATGATCCACCAACTCATAAGTTTCCTCAACATTAAGGTCTCTCCTGTTCGCAATTTTTCTCGCTTCTGGTGATATTGATTGTAAACTGATACTGATAACTTGACGAGTAATATCATGCTCAATCATAAAATCAAGCATTTCTTTTTTCTGTTCCAATTTTAAAGTTTTTAATACCGATAGATTTTCACCAATTTGAACCCCATTATCCACCATGTGCATCATCATTTCTCTATCACGTTCTTTAAACATTCCTGTATTAGCATCACACAAATCAATATGTACACCTTTGAACCGCCCTATAAATTCCATTTCATCCTTTATCACAGCCATAGGTTTTTTTAGAACTTTTGTTCCAGTACCGCCACCCCACTCACAATAAGAACACTTAAATGGGCATCCTCTAGTACTTTCATATATCAATGTTATTCGCTCATATAAGTCTATATTTTTAATGAAATGCTTATATTCTTTGGTAAAATAATCTTCACATCTCTTATATACATTCGTATGTCCAAATGGAAGAGGAATTTTTAAAGAACTACCCAAATAAAATGGAATCTTTTTCTTATCAACAGAATCCTCTAAATACATATCAAGAAAGTATTGAACGAATATTTCTCCTGGAGCAAGAGGGTCTGCAACATAGTCATAATCTTTTATTATATCAGGGTCTTGTTGAGGACCACCCATAACTACTATGGTATCTGAGTCAAGGCCATTTCGTATCCTTTGGTTAATTTTATAATTCCAAACATAATTGGTAAAAAATACAATAGAACACCCTTTAACATTATCCAAACAATCTTGTATTGTAACTTCATTCCATTTGAATATTGGCTCCACCCAAGTAACTTTTTCTGGATATTTACCGTAATCTTCATAAAAACATTTAAAAAGCATCCAATGATAATTAAATTCGGCCCTTGAAGGTATTCCTGTTGGATTTATATAACCTACTTTAATCACCTTTATAGAACTCCATATTCATAAATTGTATCTTTGTGAACCCTTTTAAAACCTTAGACGTATATGGAGTTTCCATTATAGCACTGTCTGGATGGGTAGACATTTTTTTCATTTGAGTGTATAGTGTTTTGGCTGTAGGAACGTAAATAGGTCTATTCTCAATTTCAGTTTTGCAAAATTTCACCATGATTTTATAAAAGTCTATTTCTTGCCTTCTGGTTAAGCAATCTCTATAAATTCCATTTATTTGAATATTTGACATTATTGTATAATTTTTAGTTTTCTCTGTACCAATCCACCCTAACTCATAATCATTATTCACTGCTGTTTTGGGTGACCCAGTAAATTGAGTAGTGTAATCTTCTATCATAGATTTACTATTAACTTCAGATAATAAATTACTTGATAATGGAACACTAAAAACGTACACTTCACTACTCAAAAAATTATCTAAAAAATGAATACATGGGGGTAATTCTATATCAACTGAATAATCAAATACTGTACGGCACACATTATAGTCTATATCAATTTCTTTTATTGGAGTAATTAATCTTTTCGCTCTTGTTGGAAACCTATTTATAAAAGATTGACTTATTGGAGATTTATCACCATTTCCATAAAAAAACATCTCATCTTAATCCTTGATTTTCAATATATCTATGTGTCATCTTATAAACACATTCATCAAAAATTTCCTCTGCATATTTGTAATCGTGTGCCATGAAACACCCAAGAGTACATCTATGGAAATATTCACAAGTAGAGCAATTGTACTTCTCAAGAAATGCTTTCTCAATAGGCTTATTATTGGCCTTTTGTATATCAGTTTTATACATTGCTTTATCTCTTGGCTCTTGAACAAGATTTCCACACAAACACATAGTCCCATCCTCAAGAACTAATTTAGATGATCTGCATGAAACAACATTACGTTCATTTTCTATCCAAGAACGAATAGGTTCAATCTTAGGATAATTATCTATAAAATGTGTAAAAATATCGTAATGTTCTTTATCTGTCGGCATACTTCTTTCTGCTTGACAATCGGGCATGTAGTAATCAGCATAAACCTTAACACCTTTATGATATAGATCATGCATAAAATCTTTTGGATCAGTAAGCCAATATCTTATATTTGATTTAGTTAGAAGAACACCTATACCTTCTAAATCATCCCAAAAATCATATACATTCTCTTTGAAAATTTCTAAGTTTGGTTTGTTAAATCTACCTCTAGGATCATATGAGGTTACAAGTTTTGTAGCACATCCCATATCCCTACACGCTTTTAATATTTCTCTCACATAATCCTTTTTACTAATAACAAGATTAGTTACCCAATTAATACTCACTTCATCAAAGTTATATTTTTTTCCTAAGTTTACTATTCCTTGAGCAAGAGAAATGTAGTCATTCTTCAATTTTTCATCAAAAATTTCATCGGCAAATATTTCGCCACCCATAATATTTAAAACAACACGTTTTCTCATTTCTTTCTCAAAGAATTTTTCTATTGATTCTAATTTATCTAAAACTGTATCAATACCCACAATGTTGTCATGGTCTTGCCAGCAAAATGGGCAAGATAGATTACAAAACTCAAACAAATGAATTGTATATTCTTGCTGCTTATCTCTTTTATCTCTTAAAATAAAATCTACTAAATCCAATCAAACTTCTCCTGCACCAACTCCCCAAGTTAATAGGAAAAGTGGATTTTTTTCATAGGACCAATAATCAAATAAACCCTTTCCATTAAACATATATTCATTAAAATATTTAGAATAATAGGTCAAGTTTTTTTCATCTAATCCATTGTAGTAATAATAAAAATCTTCATGTTTTAATAAAGATACAAAATTAATACCTTTTATATCATCAGTATCATCTTCTTCATGTGATATTACCCAATCTTTCATCTCATCATCTTGGATAATATACATATTATAAAGTGTCAATGAATCTAACTTTTTAATCCAAGTATCAATGACTTCTTTGTTATCATCAATGAAATCTTGATAGCAACCTAAACATTCTAAAGATAGATTTTTTTTCACCAAAAGAACCTCAATAATAAATTCTTCTAAAACTTTAATATTTAATATTTGTGGAAACTGAAGATATATTTTTGCAAGGTTCTCTAAATCATTTCCTTCAACTTTAATATCACAAGGTAACTCTAAGTTGCTTAAATAAACGAGTAATTTCTCACCTTGTAACTCACTATTTTCATAATCAATAATAAAATTAATACTATCATCAGAAAAATATTTTTGTAAATCATCAATACCTAGTGGTGCAGTCACTGTAACATAATTATTCATAATAAAATTATCTCCTATTTCTTGATGAATGGCAATTAGAGTGGCAATTAGAATGGCATACAGATTCAGTATATCCTGCTATATTTCCATCTATAGCAACAGTTTTCCATGCCTCATATAGATTATTGAATAATGTTTCCATATCACCATCATCAATTAAATCTCCAGCGACTATCATTGAATGATCAACATCAGAAGAATCAATGGTGAAACTATGTCTAGGAGTTAAAACGCCCACTCCACTAACACTTATTGCTTTACCTATAACAGCACCACTTCGTAAACTAACTGCATATTTTTGTGTCGCTGATGTACAAGCCGATTGAGCGTCTGAACGTAAGGTCTCTGCTTCTTGTTTTGTGGAAGGTTTTCCACCAATACCATATGAATTCCAATTTGTAAAAAACTCTGAGATAAATCCACCAAAAGTAACACCAGCCCCAGCAGATACTTCGTTGTCTAAAGCATCTCTCCATTCACAAGCAAAGTTTTTTTCCTTTTCTGCATTTTCGGTAGATGCCGTATTGCGTGACGGTATTGGTATATTTCCACCTGGAATACCAGTTACAGTTCTTGTGGCAGTAAATTTTCTAACTCTAGTATATTGGTTAATATCCTTTAATAGAACAGCAAAAATATTTGATGCTGTTATTGGCCCATCCAACAAATCAGGATTTGTTGTCACACCAGTTGTATTTCCATGAAAATAACTTGCTACTGATGCAAATGGTAGATTATCATCACCAAACACAATAGCATCATTAATTTTATCAGTCACAAACTGTCTGTATTTTGTAATTACAGGGTTTTCTGTAATAGGGTCTGATATTGCCATTCTTTATCTCCTAGACATTCTTTGCCAATTCCATCATTAAACTTTTAGGTGCGCCACACACATCACCTTCCCATCCTAATTGGTGACAATCACCACCACAATATTTTGCAACAGGACAAGAAAGGCAATTGGGGTTTCTCATTTTTTCTTCAATAATAGTTCGTATTCTTCTAGGACTATTTATAAGAGTTTTAATAGAATCATCCAAAGTTCCGAATTGAAATTCTGGTGCTGAATTCGGACAACCACTTATTGTACCATCTCCATTTATTGTAAATAATTTTGTTTCACAATCTCTACAAAAAGTGCCACACGTAGTAAGAGTTTTCTCAAACTTAGCATATACATTTTCAAGAAAGTCATTTTCAAACCAATCTCGCGCACCATATTTTTCACTTTGTTGATGCATTTTCAAAAAATAAGCATCTAATTCTTTATTAGATGGAAATATCTCTGATGCTTCTCTAGCATTACCATTATTAGTTAATCTCTCTAAGGATACTTCTTGAACCCCTAATCTTCTACACCATCTCAATAATACAATAGGGTCTTTTTCTAAAGTATCTTTAGTAAGACTAATAAACAAACGTATAGTTACACCATCTGCTAAAAGAGACTTGACGTTTTTATGCCATAAGTTATATTGTCTTTGATTATCAAATCTTATCTTACGGTCCCATGAAGTTCCTAACCTATTCCTAAGTGGGCCTTTTATAAATTCTCTATGCTGATCTTTTAATTTATATACTAAATTGGTTGTGGCTCCCCAACTCATATTATCCCAAAGACCATCACAAGCATCATACACTTTTCTCATTTGCCCTACAGGTACAAGAAATGGTTCGCCACCATGAAACTCTAAATGAATACCATCATCCTTCGCAGGTTTTTCTTCACGAAATCTATGTATCCAATCAACTATCTTATCAGTATTCCAATAAATTTTAGCACCGTTGCTACCAGAGGTAAAACAGTGCTTACAGTTTAATTGACAAGTTTCTGTGGTTTTAAGATATACTGACCAAAACACTATTCATTTTATCCTCTATAAATTTTTCTAAGCCAAAACTCAAAGTAAGTGCTTCATGTTCATTAAATGCTTGGTGAGGGGTATTCGCAGGAATATGTAGTGTTGCACCTTCCTTCAAAGTAAATACTGGTTCACCACCCATAGTATGACCTTCCATTGCTATCGTTTTCATTCCTTCACAACAATATATAACGACATTATCTGGATCAGTATGTTTTTTGAATGAATGAGCATTTTTTTCAGCATAAAATAAATGACATGTTATTGGGCCATTATGATCATACATATCTTCTAGTTCTAAACAATAAGAAAAAATCTCCGAGTTATATGCTTCCATTCTTTCAATTTTTATTGAATTTGTATTTTTATTTGCAAGAGTATCCGCAAAATTTTTCATTAGATGTTCTCTGCCATTTTCATCTATTGCATAAACCATATTTTGTTCATACGCAAGATCACTCGCAATTATTTTTAAGAATTGACTCTTAGTAAGCATAACAAAATCCTTTAATGACTAAGACTATTATAAACTACATAGCCTAAAATGTCAATATGTAATTTAGAGTTTAAGGACACACTCAATCATTTTTTCACCCTCAAAATCATTACTTTCAAGAGCGAGACCTACTAATTCTGCACCATTAAACTCTGAACTAGCAACACCATCACGCCAAGTATATACTGCCTCACCTTTTCTAATTTGACCATTTACTCTTACGGGAACCCTACCTTTAAGTGCAAGTGCTTGTCCTTCTGCTTCTGCATTCATAAGAAATGCTGGCTCTGCTGAAACGACTCCAATTGGAATACCAGAAGTGGTACATCTTGTAGTTTCACCAGTTGGCCCAAAATTTACCATCATAACAGTGCCTATTGGATAATCTTCATCTGTGGTATATTTTTCCGCAAGGTCAGCAAAATTAGCAGATGTAGCATTACCATGAAAAGTTGTTGCGTACATATTTGCGTATTTAAACGATGAACTACCCACACTGTAAGAGTTATCTGTGTCTGGAACAATATGCCCACCGTGATTTATTTGACCATTAAATGTTGATGTAACAGAAAGAGCGGAAGTCCCAACAGTAACCGTATTGTAAAAAGTACTAGTTCCATTATATACTCTTGTACCAGTGTATGATGTGGAAACATTATTTCTTACAAGAGATGGGTCCATTGCTTCTAATGGTATTGTAGTACCATCAGTCACTATTTTACTAGCAGGAATATCAGGTATTCTTCCTATTAGAAAAGTTCCCCTATTAATTTTACTAGTATGTAAAGATGGAATACGATCACTATCAAATTGCCCAGCAGTGGTTTGATTTGCAGATAGATATGGTAATCTAGCAGTTGCTAATGTTCCAGTTGTTATAACCCCAGCATCTATTGCTGGTATTAATGATGGATTAATAGTTCCAGTTGTTAATTTTCCAGCATCTAAATTAGGAATATCGTTTGCCGTGAGTGGATTACATGTGAATGTAAATACCCCACCACCAATACCTGCTGAATCTGTATAAGATAAACTTGAATATGTACCAGACCCACCAGTTGATAATGCTAATGCAGTTCTTGCTAATCCTTGCACTTCACCATTAACAGCAAATTTACTTTCAATTGAATTTACTGCACCGACAATACTTCCACTATCAGTTGTATTTAAATCATCTAAATCACCTATATAAGTTGCAGTAAGGTTTGTTTTCATTCTCCAAGCATTTACTGAATTACTGAGATCAACATTTTCTAATCTAGCCATTAGTGTCACCTAACTTTCTGGAAATTTCTACAAGCAGATTTTTCATATCCGCTACTTCTGATTTTAATACTTGAAATTCTTCTTTTTCTTCTCGCATTTTTTTCTTTCTTGCCTTCGCTTTTTCAATTTCTACAAGATCACTATTAATTATAGCACCAGATTCTAAATCTTTGACATAATTTTTTTCACCTTGAATTTTAGAAAATAACATATTAATCACCTAAACTTATTGCTCTTAAATCACGGATGGCTGGAACTCTAGAAGAATTTGTTGACTTCATTACTATTTTTAATTTAAATTTAGTAAAATCTGGCATTGTGCCTGTATCACCGCCAATAGTGTAAATATATTCTCTAAAAGTAACAAAGTCATTATCACTTGGCATAGGAGTATCTATCTTTGCTAAACTCCAAGGAACACTATCAAATTCAACATCACCCATTTGTGCCTTATAATACAACTCAACTTCGCAAACTGATGGCCTATTAATACCAGCAAAAACTTTCAAACCATTTGCTGGAGAGAGTAATCTTACAGATTTTGTGATATGTTTTGCTGATGCTGAACCGTTCAAGGGATCAGTCTCTGCCTTATATGTTTCATATCCAGAAGTGGCTACATCAAGAACAACCTTACTTCCACCACTAGTTGCTTGTGAAACTGGACTATCAATAATATTTTCAATTAAATTAACAGATGCTCTTTGCAAATCAATAACAGGAGAAACAAAATTAGATGTTGTTTCCATATTACCGTACACAAGAAGTGAAGAATGTCCCATACTACCTTCTCTAGTTGAGTGTGCAATTGATCTTGGCGCAGCATAATAATTATTAGTTTTTGTTATGAATGGCTCTGTATTATATTGCACGTATGGGGATTCACTACCAGCATAAGATTTTCCACTAATACCTTTATGTGTAAAATTAATAGATGAACTTATAGGAGATAAGGTTTCAATATTAGGCCAAGCCAAATTGTAAGAATATTGTGGCGTTATTGTTACGTTAGTTCCACCAGTTATAATTGGGGATAATGGTGTACCAACCGCTGCCGTTCCAGCAGGTGTGGTTATTGTAGAAGCGGCAGAAACAAATGCAAAACTATTCGCATCAACTTCTGTTACAGTATGTGCTGTTCCACCATTATTAATAGCAGCACCGTATGTTGCATTGACTACTCCAGATATTACAACACTATCACCAACAATTAAACCGTGATTAGGAGCATTTACCTTAACTGTTGTTTTATCAATAACTGATGTTGGTGCGCCCTTACCAAATAAGGTAATAGGATTGTTACTTAAAACTCTTACAGGAACATTGGCATTTTTGAGAGTAGCGATACCGCCAGTTGTATCAAAAGATGCTCTTTCCAATTTGAATTTCATATCTTCCCATTGCGCTGCTTCCCAAGTTACACTGTTTTGTGATTTAAATAGTGATCCTAAAAATGGTTGTCTGTTTATTTTTTCTTCTGTAGTACCTAAAACGAATTCACCAACCTTTGAAGTATACAGTAAATAATCAGTATTATCCGTTAAACAAACTATAGCATAGTCAGTACTATTACCTTTTAAATAAACTGGTTCATCAAACGTAAATACTGTTCCAACAGTAGCATCAGCACTTATAGAGACTTGAGCAGATGTTAGTAGTTTTTGAGAACCAGGAAGAATTACGTCAGAAGATGGATAACCATTTACCATTGGTCTTATTTGAACCCAAACAGGCATATCAGAACTTTTTTGTTTAAAGTACAATGTGACTCTACTAACGAATACTCCAGTTTGTTCATGAACTGTAAATGATTGTGCAAGAGGATCAATTCTTACAGTATTTTGTCCAGTGACTTCTCTGGTAACAGTTTCAGATGATGTGCCAACAACTTCTAATACTCTAGTTGTTTCAACATCCTCTTGTCTGGTATCCAATATACCAGTAGAAGTAAATACTCCAGATGCAGTGGTTATTGCTTTACTATCGTCTATGCTTGTTATATCGGTTAATTTAAATTCTACACTACCAGTTTTAAATCTAATAGTATTTGTACTTGGAATAAAAAATGATCCTTCAATTTGACCATTTCCATCACTATATAACTTGGATGAAGTATTAGGATGAGATGTTGAGTTAACTTGACTGTTGCCATATTCTGTTTGTTTATGCGAGTTATACGAATTAAATGATTCTTGCTTAACCCAATCAGCAACAGAAACCCCATCAAAAAATGCGAACATTTCAGTATTTGGTTGAAGACCAGATGCTCTGAAGAAAATCATTTTAGAACGCATAAATGGAATAAATGCCCATTGTACGAGTCTATCTCCAACAACTTCATTAACAGTACTGCTTCCAACAATCCTATTTACGACTGTGGTGTTCGTTCTTGCAATTCCTGTAGTAGTTCTTCTCCAATGTCTACGACTTGTACCAAATGCTCCACTGCGAGTAGTAAATTGACTTACATCAGTAAATGCTTCTTCACCTGTGACATTTGATTGTGATGTTTGTGCGCCAACTTCAAGCCCATTTAGGTCAGAACCACCCCAATTCCATTCCCATTCATTCCAAAGAACTGCTGCATCAGTATTAAGTCTTGTACCACCATCAATCATATTATCAGCAAGATATTCAATTTCTTTCCAATCATCACTGGCTGGAGACATTTTAACATGCCCTCTAAATCCTATAACCATAAATGGATTAACATTTTCAGTTCCAGATGCCAAACTCTGTTCTAAATAATCAGTATGTGTGTAATCTAAATAAATATTATCACCAACTATAGTAGTTCTAGTAGAAAGCGCATCATCATAAACTAAACCAATATTATTTGCGCTAAATTTTGGTCTTGCAAATTGTTCTTGGGGATCAATTGACCCTTTATATTCTTGATTTTTTACATCTATATGACTTTGATCAGAGAAGTTATCTGCAACGAAACCAGTTTTGGTTCTAGGGTTTCCATTTTCATCAAACACTTGAATATTTTTAGTATCAACTTCAAGTAAAGAAAGTGTTACTTGTTCTTCTAAGTCATCCACTCTCTTATCAATTTTACCAATATCGCGCATAGTGTATCGTTTGTTTTCAATCATGCTGAAAGTTAAATCTTTACTATTCAATGTGTATGGATTAACCCTCACGCGATAAATTTCCATAGAGTTTGATGGAACATCTGGAAATTTTGGTTCAAATGATGGAGTTCCTTCAATATACTTAAATTCTCCAGATTGTTGAATTATTAATTTATCATATCTTGGTAAATAATATTCAATATCTCCTGTCATAAGAGATATTGGTTTTGGAATTGCTGGAACTCTTGCAGACGAATGAGTGAAATTATTACCACTTTGACCTTTAGATGGTCTTAGATCAATAATATCTTTTAAATCAACTTCTGAACCATCTTCCATAACATATGTTGGAATATTATCATAGGTAAACCCAGCACCAACATAGGAATTAGGTGCAAAGTAATCTCCTTGACCATGTTCAAAATATGTAAATGAAACCCAAATTGTAGTGTTATCTAAAGAGTGACCATTTTTTAATCTTAATTTTCCAGTTTCATAAAAGGCATCTCTCTGCCCGTTATCCAATATAAATTTATCAGTAATAATATCACCAGTTGCATCACCATATCTAATTTCTGGAACAGATATAATATCAACTTCATTTAAATCCACTGAGACATTAGTAGCACCAGCAGTCCAAGCAACCGTATAATTTCTTGTTCCAGTTTGTTTTGTTTTTGGTGCAAGAGTGGCAGATGCTTTATATACATAAGCAATGATCGTGAATGTTTCATCTACACTTGTATCGGTAGCAACTAAACTATTAACTGTTGCTGATGAAGAGTTAAGGCTTCCACTAGTCACACCATGCGATTGAATAGTACCAGAACTATTAGATACAATCCAATCAGATATATCAGAGAAAACTTCACCAGATGCACAAGTGAATGTTAATGTTGTAGAACCAGCAGACAGTGTTGCTGCAAATTTCTTCTGCTGATAAATTGATAAATTTGTTACCGCTTTCGCTCTTGGATTTGATACTGAAAAAAGAAGTCCTTTATTGTTTGCACCATGAATAATAGACCTAGAGTTTTGTTGATATATGTTAGCATAATCGCTAGTAGTTAAACCAACACTCTTTGCGTCAGTGGAAAAGAATTTTGTAGAGTTCATTTGAACATCAAAAATATAAAGTTTATACGCCACCAAAGCAACACCAGAAGAGTCTACTATTTCATCATATTTTTCAATTGCTCTAACTCTACAACTACCAACAGTATTACCACCCCAATCAACACTATCCTTAATGTGTACAACACCAAGTTCTGATATATTTGGAATACCTTTTAGACCAGAAACCGAAATAATAACATAATGCCCATATGCGGCCCCGACACTATCGTTTGTAACAGTTTCAGTTGTGGTTGATTTACTTACAGATAAAAATGTAGGGAGATTTTTCTGTATCTTGTAACCATTAACATATGCTTTACCGGGAGAAACCCTTAGTTTAATATTCGCCATTATGCGCTATCCTCGAATCTTATGAAAAACGGTGTAACTGTGTAATCTCCAGACTCATCATTTGTTCTAACCGCCATTAAATCATTAATTAAATTATATTGATCTAATCCAGTAACTCTTTCTGCTATTTTTGAATTCACAACATTAGCAACATACACGAATGTTTGTCCTGATGTTATAAGGTCTTGAGTCGTAAGTACTAATTTAATTCTAAATCTATCTGCACCAGGCGCAGTTTGGTTTGGGACACTACCTTGATTATCATATAAAGTAACATCATCATCTACTGTGACGATATCTTGTTCTACCTTAAAGCCAACAACCTTTGAAATATCATTGGTATATTTTGAAAGTATTATTTCTTGTTGAGGTGCGTGAACAAAAAAACCTTGTGTAAAAAAGTCTTGATTTCCACTTGAAAATTTGGTTCCAAAACCATATGCTGGATTAATTGTTGTATTAGTTGTTTGTACTATCAAACGAGTTGATCCATTATTCTCAACTAATTCTTCTGATGGAGAAATATTAATAGTTTCAGTTGAAGATGTGCCACTAAGTGTATTTGTATACTGAACATATAATGTGTCAGGGTCTGGAGATGATGCTAAAACAACCTCTAATATTTTTATAGTTACTCCAGAAGTTTGTCCTACAAAGGATTTACCAACTAAAGAACTTGAATTGGCTGGTAGTGCATTTGTAGATGTATCCAATTTAATAAATCGGTATCTATTATTAATTGCAACACCACCAGCAGAAACCGCTGCACCTTCTTTGAAGATGTTTTTACCAAAGCGATTGACTCCTTCTTGGATAATCGTTTGGAGTTGGGTCAGTTCTCTTGCTTGTAATGCCTTTTTATTGTTAAAGAGAATACGTTGAAAACTTTTATCTTCATCGTAGTCATCCCTATAAACATTTGCAAAAGTATTTGTGGTGAATGTCTTAACCATTATAGTTTCTTTCTATCAAGTACAATTGTCTAGTTTAATAACTATTTTAATATCTTCAGTTTGATTGGCAACTCTAGCCACCGCTGCTCTATTATCTATGTATAAAACATCACCAGACCTTGGATGTACCTCTGGTTTAATTTTAGAAGAGTTGGAAGATATGACTCCACTTCCAGACCCACCATCTTCATTAACAGTTTCACCATCAACAAACGAAACATAGCCCGTTGAATCAAATTGATGATAAAATAGATTGCTATCAACTACGTTGTCAAGAAATGCTCTCGCCCCACTTGTAGCACCTACAACATATCTATCTTTAGTAAATCCCACACTTGGTGTTACTTTCATTTGATATAGAGTATTTCCAGAATTGGAATTAAAGTGTTTACCAGTTGATCCATGAGAATCTTTTAAGTTTTTCATAATTCCAATTTGTCTGAAGTCTTGTCCAGTTATGAAGTCTGTTTGATTTCCAGTAATTTTTGAATTTATCATTATAGACTTAGCACGTAAATCAACAGAAGCATTCGCACCAATACCTCTTGCATTTGAAAATACAGGTCTAATTGAGGCTGTTGAACCTGTAGCATGTATAGTTGTTAATATTGCACCATCTAAATCATCTTGGGTATGGAAGGTGCTAGAGTCTGATGCAAACATTACTTTCTTTATCACACCACCACTAGTTGTTACCAATATGTTACCGTCAAGTACACCATTAACTTGTACTCTACAAGAATCTGTATAATTTAAACCACCACTATCTACAATAAATGAAGTAATTTCGCTACGTCTTGCGGTTTGTTGGATAGCGTATTGTTTATTCTCAGCCCCAGTTGAATTCGAATCAACACTCTCTATGTGTCTGATGGGCATCCAATCTTGGGTCATATAATAATTAGCCTCTAAAGGAGAGACACTGTATAAAAATTTCCATCTATATCCATCGGATGTGCCAATTACATGATTATTTTGTCCAGTTGGTTTTATAGTAGATGGTACTGTTGCACCAACAGAATTTCTACCTGTTACCAAACAAATATAAACATCTTGAGCATCAGTCATAACATAATATGGAATGCCATCAGAATCATATTGATTCATAGTTCTTTCATCATCATATTGAGCATAAGTCACACCACTTGTCCAATTTTGTCTTTTAACAACAAGTGATGCGGAATTGATTTTTATTATACTCTGTAATCCTTTTCGGAAATCATTTTCTTCATCAACATCTTGTCTTGGTGCTGGTGCTAAATCACCACCGTTACCCCAAGATTGAGATTTTGATAATCCTAGATAAAAAGATGGACTAACACCAGTAGTAATATTTTTCAACACTGGTTGAATTAGTTCTTGCTTGAGGGTTTCCGTTACAATTGATGCCATATTATTTCCTACTTTAGATTAAAGCGTCCTTAGTTTGCTGTATTGTTTTTCCCTTAATATCACTTATAAGAGTTGAACCTATACTATACTTTGTATTTATATAGTTAGAATCACCTTTACAGTCACAAAACTCTTTAATTGTTCTATATCTTGGTGATGGGAAATTAATAGTATTTCCTACGCTGTCATAAGGAGCATTTGCCGCCGCTGATTGAAAACAAAAGTTTTGAACAGTAAGTGTTCCGATATTAATACTGTCTAAACTATGATCTCTAAAATGATTACTAGATGAATAATAATCTGAATCTATAGATGATTTTATTTTTGTTAATGGTCTATTATTTACTCTTTCATGAGTAATAAGACTTGGACTAAATCCAGTTGGCCCATACATATTACCAATAGAAGCGTCATACGACAACCCCCACTCCAACATTCCAGACGAGTCATCTATGTAAAGAATTTTATCTGGATCAAACGCACCACTACTTGCTTCTATTACAACACAGTTTCCAGAAGGCACAATCGCAGTGCAACTTAAAGGAATATGTTCCATAGAAAATTTATGACTTGAATCCTCTATTGCCAGATCAGGATCAATTGTGGGTGTTGGAGTCTCCGACTTTATAGTTACTGAATTATCAGTATTAATTTCCATTTCTGCTGCAAGATGAAATCCTGCTGGATGTACAAATTTTCTATAAAAATCTTCATATTCTCCAAGTGATGTTTTTGATTTAATTAGAACCGAAAGTACTTGATAAACTCCACCATCTTGAATTACTTTTGTTGAGTGTGGCCCGATTTCAGAAGCACTATCCCCAACCATAAATAAATCTTTTTTAGGATATATAATTTCACTAGTATTATCATTATAAAATGATCTGAAAAATCCTTTCGCAGAGTACAGTGAACCTTTAACTCTAAAAAATTTTGCAAAGTTTCTTAAAACTTCTCTTGGTTCATTGAAAAATTCTTGGCCCATACCCAAAGCAAATTCTTTAAACATATTATCAATATATAAGAGATTAGTTGTTCCTATATCTCTAATATCATATAAGTCTTTGATAACATCATTAAACTGACCATCAGAGTCCATATAATCATAATAGGTCTCTATAAATGTTATAAGGTTTGGATAAGAACTAGCAAAATATTCTGGCAAAATGTCTTTTACCAAACTAGATTTTATGATATGATCAATTCTATTTTCTTTCATTTTATAATACTATCTTTTGGTCTGTATTTTCTATATTTCCATAAGACCGTGATACACCCGTATCCAATGTAAGGATATAATTTCTTAAAGGGGATATGACTGCTTGATCTTGTGGGACTACTGATACTTTGATTTCTGACAAGCCACCAACAATGGATGTTGGAGCAAAGGTATTAATTGTTAGTACGCCATTAAGATTATCATATGAACCTATGCCAGTTTCAAGAATAGTTCCAGTAGCGGGAACAAAAATTTCTATTTTATTTGAAGATAACTTATTTCTAAAAATGCAAACGCTGTTTCTATAAACAAATTGTGAAGATTGTATAGTATGTGTAGTATCGTTAAATGATGCTAACGGAATTGGAAAATTCAAAGAATATGAATTGATGCTCCCTAAAATTGGTGAGAATCTTTGTTGAACTTTAATATCCATTTTAGAAGATAATATGGAACGATCAACACTATCAATACCTGTTAGTAATGGAGACCTTCTAAATTTATTTTCAAATTTACCTAAATTGTTTGTAAAATATGTTGAAATATAACTATCAACTAATGTTTCTAAGGTTGATAATGTTGATGATGTTAAACCATTATTATAATAAAATTCTGTGGTTGTTTCAACATATGTGATTTGTGGTTCTACGAATACGTTGCCTATAGACATAATGGATAAATTATCAGTAAACGATGTTTTTATTTGATTTTGTGTAGATGTTTTTATGTCATCGCTGGTTCCATCTGGAAACTTTAATGACATATAAACTTTTCCATAATCTTTTGGAATATTCTGTTCTCCACCCCAAACTGCTGCGTCTGTAACAGTAGGAAACTTAGATAATATCATACCTTTATAATCTAAAGGTGTAACTAATCTTTGCTGAGAAGAAAATTGTATAGGTGCAAGTTTTTTAATTGTCTCAATAGATTCTCTGTCTGTTCCAGAATGTGATGCTATTTGAGTACCAACGCTAATGTTATAACTAACACTGTTTACCACTAAAGACCCTATCGCAGAAAATGTAGTAGAGCCGTTTGCATCTGGTCCAGAAACTACATTATATGTCACTAATATTTTTCCACCAACAGGCGGTGCTTTTCCAAAAGACACTCCATCTCCAAAATTAAGTTCATAATGACCATTAGGAGATTCTTTTATATCGTAATATTCTGTTGTTGCTGTGACTTCAATAGCATCCTCTAAAAAAGTGTAAGTAGTGTAGAGTGATGTTGTTGGTGTATCATACACTCTAACATCAAGAGTGCTTGTATCTATATTTTCATCTGGAATGACGTATGTTTGATTTGTTGACAGAGAGTCAACTAAGAAGGTTTTTGTTTTTGTTGTGCCTTCATAAACTAATACATTTTCAAATGTATAAAGACCACTTAGATCATTTGCTGTTACTGCTGCCCTACTAGAAAATTCGTATGATCCTGTGTCATTTGAGGCTGTGAATGATGTTCCTATAGGTAAAGTTATTGAGGACGGTCTGCCCCCAACCCCCGATAAATCTATGGATGCTGTTATTGTTGATTTTGACGCATTTTTTGATTTTGGTCTATACCCAAGACCTTCAGCATGAGATACTACAGATGATCTTAATTGTGCAGTGTTTAGAAAAGACTCATTAGTAGCAAAGTTTGCTATCAATCCATTAAAATGTGTATTATATGCCAAAACATCTAAAATATTTGATAAGCCTGATGTTTCAAAATCATAGTCACTAAACTCAGTACTATTCGCAAGATAAGTTTTTAATGATGATTTTATTTGATCAAAATCTAATTGAGTTGATGTAATATTTGTTGCCATTTATCTTAACCTTGCAATATCTGTTTCTAGTGTTAATATTTCTTTATTATTGATAACTTGAAAAGTAATAATTACTGAACAAGAATTATATTGACCTCTTATACTAGCAGATATATCTAAAACTCTTACTCTTGGTTCATAATTCTCAATCACATCTCTTATTTGATTTTCAATATCAGTTGCATTAATATCATCCGCTAAATCAAACAAGAGCCTTACAATATTTCCACCGTAAAACATATTAAATGGTTTCTCATAATGATTGGTCATAATCAAATTTTTTACTGCTTGTTTTACAGCCGCCGCATCATTTTTTTTGAAAATATCACCGTTTTTTCTTTTAGTAAAGGATAAATCAATATCACTATAAGAAGAAGTTTTCAAAGTTATTTGAGATAGTACTCCTAAATTTTTGTCTTCCAGTGATAAGTTTTTTGCCATCTAATTTCTCTTTGTTTTCTTTTATAGTATTTATAAAGTTTTCATCTAACTTGAAGTGTAATCCTCACCATACGCATCAACAATATTCATTGAATCTGCTATTTTTCCAACATCTTGTTCTGGAATTTCTACTAAATCTGTTGAACTAAGAACATTATTGTTCCATAGTGTTTCTAAATCCATTTTAAAAAATGCTTTATAGTTGGATGGTATTTTTGGAGTACTTATTGCAATTTGGGCATGATGTGACTCATTATTTGGGTCTAATTTATCATAGTATAACGACATTTTATCGTACTGAATATTATCTTTAAGATATACCGCCAAATCATACGTCTTACTTAATGCTACTTTTCCAGTTGTAACAGAAATTAATTCATAAACTATTGCTCTACCAGTTTGTTTTAAGTCATTAATACTTTCGCTCTCTACAACTTCTTCTGGTCCTAGTTTGTAAATACCTTCTGCGACATTTAAAGAATAACCATCAAACTGATCAAGAGTTTGATATAGATCAATAATTCTAGCATGAGGAATAAGATTCCTTGCGATTGCTCTCCTATCCTCTAAGGCAACTATGTGTGAAATAGTTATTGGGTCACCTTCAGTTGCAGAAAATTTTGATATTGAGGTATTATTTGATAATTTTGTACTTGAGTTAATTACAGTTAGTGTTGATGGATTAAATAATGGATTTGGTATCAACTGGTGATGCTTATCTTTTTCTGCGGCCTCTGAATGTAATGTTCTAGTAATTCTAGACTCTCTTCCATGCGGCCCAATATCTTTAGAACCCGATACTGTATTTTCTTTTTTATTCACCATTCTTCCTAATTCGGTTGGTGCGGGATCACTATATGTAGGAGATAAAACTCCTTTACTCACTTGCCTTAAAATAAATTTACTGTTTTGTAAATTATTAGAGTTTTTAAGTTTTGATCTTACAGAACTTATTGTTAAATTGTTTTCAGTAATCCCACCAGTTGGAACAGATAAGTCTATTGAATTATTAATACCACCATCAGCATCAACGCTACATTGTCTAATTCCAAATCGAGTTTCTGATAATATTCTTTTTATTTCAGAGTCTACTGGCTGTGCAGTTTCGTCTAAATTTGCTGAAAAATTTGTTTGCCTTTCAAATTTTTGATCAGATGGTTTCGCACCTCTACCAGGAGTTGCAACTCCTGCCTTATTTGCAAATTCTGCACCAGAAGCATTCCCAGCCAAATAACCTACAAATTTTCCGTCTGCTTTGGCGTTATTGGTTATGTATAAATTTTTAGTTTGAACAGTTTCATTAACAAAAATATTCTTAGAGTAAGTTATCATATCTTTACCACCAATGGTTCCAGCAGTACCAATACAAGTCATATTTTCGGCAATCATATTAATATTTGGAGAACTTATCGCTAAATCTGTTTCTGAGGTAAACGTCAAAGAACCTTTATGTGAATAATCACTAGAACCGTCTATAATATTTGTTAAACTACCTTTTATAGCATTTGTCACATTACCTAACAAAGTATTAGTAGATTGTTTAAGAACTGTCACTGATTTGGATTTTTTTATATATTCTCTCATCACACCACCAATAGTTTTTGTGAAGGAACCCACAATATCTAAAACTTTTTTACCACCTACATTGATATTATAGTCACCTTTTACATTTAAATTGTAATCACCAGTAACTGTCATATTCAAATTTCCAGTATACAAAACTGTACCGTCACCCTCAATCGTCATCGTGTGTTCGCCACTACAAATATCAATTCTATTACCAGTACTATTGATAATTATAGTACCATCTGGTTGTATGTCAACTCCAGCACCACAAGCATGTTTCAAAAGTATTCTCTCTCCACCCGGCGTATCATTTACTTCAATTACGTGACCACATAAAGACTCATCAACTTGAACTTTGGAGTAATCATAATCATGAACTGGTTGGTAACCCATACCTTTTCCAGGAATACCATTTTTAATATTTAAATTATTTGTATTTTCACCTCTAGCAGATTCATTTATAGAACTTTTTCCAGTATATTCTGCTTTTGGAAACTGATTTGAGGGATCAAGAAAACCTTTTCCAACGCCTTGATTTTCATTGGCAAATGGAAAATTCTTTTCTCTGGTTATAATATCATCTATCTCTGTTGTCATATTTTACCCTCTATTAAGTTTTGCCATGCTGCCTTGACTCCGTTCCATTTCAGCATATCTTGCTACAGTTGCTGGATCACTAATTTGAACTAGTATTCTTCTGCTTGTGCCACCCACTATATGTTCCCATATTTGATAAACATTTGTGTCAAACCCCTTTTCGTAGAACTGGTGTCCAGTATATTCAGTGAATTTTTTTCCAATTGGATATCGGCTTGCATCTTTCCAATCTTCAGTTACATATTGAAAATCATACATTTCTGGATAGGATGCGTGTTGAGAAAATCCTTTTGATTCTGCAAGATACTGTGAACCCACAAAAGGACCATCTCGCGCATTCGCTTTAGGTTCAATAACTTCTTGAGTCTGTGGAGCAACTGCATTTGATACTGAAACATCTCTTATACCAGTTGCAATTACTGATGGACTTATAGAACTTTTTCGTCCTTCAATGCTTAGATTTCTTTTTTTAAAATGTTTAAATACGAAATTTTCCATAGATATTCCCGGATCAATTTTATTATCTGGATCAGTGTCGTTATGACCCCAGACTTGACCTCCTGAGTGAATTGAATAAAACGCCCTTAAAAAGTTTTTGAGTGAAGCCCATTGTGCGTTATTTATTGATGAACTATTTGCGAACTTATCTGGATTTTTAGTTCCACTGGCGCAATTATATCCACCAACAAGACATATACCGACACTAAAATTATTATGCCCCCCAGTTTTAGCATGTGCGCCAACTTCGTTTAATGGTCTACCCCTTTGTAATGACCCATCTCTACGAATAACATAATGATATCCTATACCAGAAAAATCTCTAGCCTTGTGCCACTGATCAATTTCTTCTGCACCGATATTTTGATTAATATATGTGGCACTCCAATGAACAACAACCTCACTGATTTCCCTTGTAGCACCTCTAAATTCTGATATTATTTCTTCATAAGAATGAATTCTTGTGAAAGTATATTTTTCATCTGGGTTTTTCCATGCTTGTTCAGTCTTAGTTGATACCCTATTACCCAAAGTTTTCTTTTGTACTGATAAACTACCAGAATTAACCATATTTGTAATAGATGGGTCTAGCAAACCAATCGTGTCTTGTAAAATTGATATGTTATCAAGGGGGAACGCTTTTGAAATCTTTTCTGATATTAGTCGCGACACTATATCGTTTCTTCCATCTAAAACATTTTGTAATGTTTCTAATTGTTCTGATGCATTCAATAGACCTTTAGATAATGAAGTTATTTCATTACTAATAACAGGATTGGTATTTTCTAACAATCTATTTATAATTCCACCCTTTACATCTGCTAAATTATTATTAATTTGAGATTCAAAATCGGAAGCGGCATTTTTAAACTTATCTTCAATTCCACCAATCCCTTGTGCGACTGTACTTAAACTACTCAACATATCAGTTACTGATGAAAGAGCATCTATAGAATTTCCAGTTAGTTCACTTAAAGCACTAGCATTAGGTAGTTTTCCTATTACGGACTCTAAATTGGCGGCAATTGATGCTGGCGCAGGTGAAGTTATTATTTGGTTTAATTGTATTGGAGTAGAAGATAAATCCGAACTCAACCCAGTAAGAGCCTCAAGTATAACAGGCCCAGAAGGAATTTTTTGTAAATCTGAAAATCCTTCAAGTTCTGAAGTTATTTTAGCAACACCCAAATTCTCAACTAAAGAGTTTGGGTCTAAGTAATCAACCTCTTGAACTAAAGATTGAATTCCACCTACAATCTCATCAACCTTACCCCCAAGTGGTGTAGACCTAACATTTGTTATATTTTTAGCAGAAGTTAAAATATTATCAGCAGTCGCAGATAGATCAGAAACATTTTTTAAATTACTTAACGCTTGATTTACTTGAGAAAAATCTATACTATTTGTTAATGGCATCTATTATTCTCCTGCTTGCGGTTCATATTCATCAACTGTTGTTATATAAGTAGCAAAAACTTCTCTTGCAAACTTAAATCTTTCTGGATGTGAACCCAACTTTGGTATTTCATATTTTCTTTCCCATACCCATGCAGAATCTTTTATAGTTTTGGCATTTTTCATTGCAGTATAAACATGCTTGTGAGTTCCCCGTAATTCCACCATAACAAATTGAAGTTGTGTATCTAAATCATCCCAAGTTAATCCATTTGTATCTGCAAAAGAATGAAGTGCTTTTGCTCTCACAGAATTCCATTGGGCGATACCTATACTATCACTACCATCTCTACCGTCACCTGCATTTCTTGCCTTAGTACTCATTTTTGGTGTAGATTCAACCATAAAATTTCCAACTATTCCTGCTGATTGTTCTGGGGAAAATCCTTGACTTAAAAAATAATGATATGATATCTCTGGATTACTACCACCAGGTAAGTTCAACTTTTTAACTTTTCCATCATAATAGTCTTTCGGTTGATAATTTTCAATGTAACCTTCATCATAACCATGTATCGGTGGGCTATTCCATTCAGATTCCATAGTAGGGATTGATCCTATAACAAGTGGATTTTGAGAATTAGTACCATCAGTAAAAAAACCAACTACCATTGCACCAGGCTGAAGTCTAGGCATTTTCCCTATGCCAGAAATACCACCTTCTGTTGTTGGAAGCATTACTTGCGACCAAGGAAGATCATTTAAAGGAATGTCTGTTAATCTTTCACTATGGAGACCTTGTATCCTTACTCTAACTCTTCCTAGTTTTAAAGGGTCTAAGTTATCTTCAACAATACCTACAAACCAACGCATCGTGTCACCATAAAAATCTTGTGGTTGCATAATAATTATCCTCTTTCTGGAGTTTTTTGTGACAAGCGACTGCACCCAACTGTTGCCATATATTTCGGTCCAGAGAATACATGCCGTACTGCATGAATCATATAAGTTCCAGATTTTTTTGGGTCATGCTGAATTTCTTTTTCAAACTCCAACATTCTTGAAAAATCTAAATTTATGGTATTACCAATGCTAACATTTTTATTTGTTTGACAGAAATTTCTTCCAGCAACTGATATATCTATAGAAGATTTATTTAATACACCTCTTAAAGATATAGCCTTTGCTTTTAGCATATGTGCAGAAACATCATTTGCTTCACTATAATTTTTATATTCGTTTTCATATGAATTTGTTGGAGTAATTCTAGTAATTTGCCTTGTATCATATTCTTGAATTTTTTTACTATTAAAAGTATTCGTAGTATCAATAACCAATTCTTTTTGACCTGATTTAAAAACACTACTTTTCAAGTCTTTAAGAACATCTGCCATAATATGTTTATTTTCTAATTTAGAACCTTTTACCGTATCAATGTGTGTGTATGTGCTAGACATAAAACCTAACTGACATAACATTATAGTATTTTCGGCGTTAGACTGTGCAGTATCATTGATTATAAATGATTGTCCGTTTTCATCCAAATTATTGTTCGCAATTCCTTGATTATAAAAGTATGGTGAATCAAGTGCGTTCAATGGTTTAGATGTTAGTATAGTTTCTAGATCAACATATCTTATCTTATCATCAGCCAATGTTGAAAAAAGATAAAATGGCATACCACTTTTTGTTACTGCGCGTCTTTGTATCCATTCACATGCACCTAATGGTGTCAAATTTGGAACAATTATTTTCATAGGACCATCATTATGATTTTGAGATGATATATTAAACATATCTCTGTTAAGGTGTTCCTTTAAAATATTTTTTATTATAATATCTGGAGAGCCGCTGTATGATTTAGAAACTCTTATTAATTTAGATAAAAATGAAATATCTTCTAAAACTTGTAATAAAATTACTTTGTCTTTACCATTTGTACTTAATGTGTTAATAACTTCAGTAACAATAAAATTCTTTCTTATATTTGCAAATTCAGTTTCAATCTCTACTAATAATTTTTCTGTACCAGAAAACCCTATTCTATTCATCAAGTCATCATTATCTAGTATAGCGATTTCGCCACTAATAAATGGATTATTAATGTTTTCAAATAATTTAATTTCAATGGAAACTGCACTCAACTCAATTGAGCCTGACATTCTTTCTCCACTGATTTCACATTTTTTTAGATTATAACTGAAAGGTGATCTATTTTCTGGTTCAATACTACGAGTTTTCATAATTTAGTCCACCAATAATGATAGTTTATAATTATCATATATCTCTAAAATATTATCTGCTTTTATGACACGTATTACTTTAGTTTCATTATTTAATTTTTGATAATAATCAAGATGTGTGACCTCAGTGTTTGAACCACCTCCGACTGTCGGATCAATATCAACTTGATCACCAGAGGCATTAGTAAAATATCTGGCTGCAAGATGTTCACTTGAATGTGATTGTAGAGTTATTGATTGAGTAGAATCTCCAGTTTTCTGAATAGTTTCGCCGTTAGTAAACGATTTAGTACCTTTTACAACAATATGACCTAAGTTCACATCTCTGTCAATAATCTCAGCAACTGTAGTAGAAGTAACTCCTGTAATGCTATCACCTATTTGCATTTTGGTAAAAAAGTAATCTCTTGTAACCAAAGTTGTATTTGGATGTTTTTTCTTTGACCAAGTAACCACATCATTTGACCGTATTGGAAATCCATTTCTACGAATTTTATCATTCATAAGATAAAATGTCCAGTAATATTTGGTTGATCCATATAATTTTTGTGAAAGAGTATCTGGCCTTTCGCCTTCAATAATTTCATATTTTTCATATATAGAAATATTATTTTTTAACTCATCTATAACATCTACATATGCCGATATATTTTGAATTATGGAAGGATCAGTTTCATCCCCAAAGTTATACAACTCTATTGGAAATCTGTTAAAAAATGTCATTATCCTACCCCCATTCCATCAAACATCGTCCTAGCATTTGTCTGATCAAAATCTTGTCTGGTGAATGTTTCACTTTCAACAAACGACATACTAATATCAACTTCAGAATAATCACCCCCAGCATGAAAACCAGAACTTCCAGAATTATAGGTAGCATTAAATGATTTCATATGCATATCTTTAAATATAAATGCTTCATTAGTGTGGTCCATTTCTTTTGTATCATAAAGTAAGTGGATTCTAAACATAGGTGGAAACCTGTATCCGACAACAATACCACCTCTAACTATTCCTTCTGGATATAAATTTTTTCTGAACCAATTAATGATATCCTTAATTTCTTCTGCCTCAATTTTTGAGTTTGGGATAAGTTTAAATGACCAAGAAAATTCTCTTAAATTAACAGATTTAAATATTGCTCTCATATTAGGATTTGGTGTTGTTTGCAAAGATGATCTTACTGCACCACCCGCTGAACCAAATTTATTTACGAGTTTTGAAATTCCTACTCTTGCTAAGTCTTGGCTTTCAAATTCACTTCTCATAATTTTTGCAGCATCTGTAAAAATACTAGATTCTTTAAGTGCCTTACCAACTGCTGCAACACCACCAGAACCACTATTTAAAATGTCATTTAAACCAGTAGCAAATGTTCCGAACTCCATATTTTCATACGCAACACCGTCTTGTATCTGAATTGATGGTGGCATATATAAATGACAAGTTTCACCACTTCTTCTTTTTACTTGTCTTTTCAGTATTTCTTTAGTATTAAATAATTGACCCTTTTCTTGAAATGCCCTACTCAACGCATCCGCAGATAGAAATCCACTAGGACCAATACCCATTCTCTTATCTGTAGAATTTGCAGCATGAGCATTTATAACACTTCCCACCTCAATAGGATCAATATCTAAAGTTTCAAATCTTATTCTTGCTTTGTAACGATCTCTCTCATGGATTGGGAATTCTAGTCTATTTCCTGGCATGTTTTTTTTCCATAAATACATTAATACTACCATTATTTATATGAGAAAAATGAGAACACACAAAGGCAAATATAAAATAAAAAATCGTAAAAAGTACAAAGGTGATGCTGATAATATTATATATCGTTCTGGATGGGAAAGATATGCATTTCAGTGGTGTGACACTCAACCACAAATTACTGAATGGTCATCCGAGGAAGTAGTAGTACCCTACTACTATGAAGTTGATAAAAAGTATCATAGATACTTCATGGACTTAAAAATAAAACTCAACGGTAAAATTTATCTCATAGAAATAAAACCAGATTCACAAACTAAACCACCTAAAGTGCCATCTCGCAAAACTAAGCGTTATATTAATGAAGGCATGACTTATGTAAAAAATATGAATAAGTGGAAAGCAGCAGACCAATATGCTAAAGATAGAGGGTGGACATTTGAAATCTGGACTGAAAAAACATTGACGAAGATGGGTATTATGCCTAAACAACCGAAACCGCTTCCAAAGTTGAAAAAATTAAAACGTCTATAAATTGATATAAATAACAGTGAATAACTTTGGGAATATAAATGTCTAATCTGTTTCAAAATTTAGAAGTACAAGCGTTCAGAGCGGGAATTACGCCTAGAACTAAGGAGTCAATTTCTTGGTTCAAAGATAAAGCATCTAAAATGGGAAAAATAAATAGAAATGAACTCATGAAAGATGAGACTCTTAGACTTCAAAATCGGCAAGCAGTCGGCAAGATGTTTATGTACTTCTATGACCCAAAAGGCAAAGATACACTACCGTACTACGATAGTTTTCCGCTCACTATAATTGTTGGTAAAGCAAAGGGTGGATTCGCTGGACTAAATCTACACTATCTACCCATGACTTTAAGAGCAAAATTTCTTGATAGTTTATTAGAAATTACAAATAATAAAAAATATAATGATACAACCAAATTTAAAATGTCGTATGAATTACTTCAAGGGGCGGCAAAATTTAAATACTTCAAACCTTGCTATAAGCACTATTTAGCAAATCATGTAAGAAGTCGTTTTGCTTTGGTTCCAGCACCAGAATGGGAAATCGCGACCTTTTTACCAACTGCTGATTTTCAGAAAATGTCTCAAGCAAAAGTACATAAAATATCAAGAGGTATGATCTAATGCAAGCACAAACTATAGAAAATTTCAAAAGTGGCATCAGAGAAGGAATTTCAAGATCAAACCTTTTTCATGTAGAATTACCTTCAATTTCTGGCGTAAATATAGATGCTAATGATTTGAATATACTTTGTAAAAATGTTGCTCTACCATCAAGACAAATCTCAACAGTAGATAGGGTTATTGGGATTGTAACTGAAAAAGTTGCGAACACATTCATAACAGATGATATTAACTTATCTTTTCATGTAACTAACGACTACAACATAAAAAGGTATATTGAAAGTTGGATGAATCTAGCGGTAGACAATGAAACTTATGAGTTAGGATATAAGTATGGCACAAATGGGTATGGTAAAGAAGTAGTAATACATCAACTTGCTCATAATAATAGAAAGACATTTATTCCAAGTGGAACGGGAATGCAATTATCAAAAAAAGTATATACGTGTGTACTTGAAAGAGCGTTTCCAACTACTTTGAGTTCAATTGAATTAACTAATGAATTAGATGGGCTTGTTGAAGTAAGTCTATCATTGACGTATACAAATTGGAGAAGTAAATAATGGCACTACCAAAACTAAATGATAAACCAAAATATGAATTAACGATTCCATCAACCAAGACAAAGGTAAAGTTTAGACCTTATTTGGTTAAAGAAGAAAAAGTGTTAATGTTGGCAATGGAGTCTGAAGATAAAAGGGCAACAGTAAATGCTATTGTTGATACTATTATGGCGTGTCTTGAAGGTGATGTTGACCAAAATAAATTAACCTCTTTTGATGTTGAATATATGTTTCTCAAACTTAGGTCAAAATCTGTAGGAGAGAACGCCAATGTCACAATAAAATGTGAAGAATGTGAGGCCGACAATCCAGTACCAATTGACCTATCTACAATTGAGGTTACCGAACAATCTGTTAGTAGTAAAATAAAGATTACAGAAGATATGGTTTTACACATGGGCTATCCAAATTTTAAATCTATCATGGATGCTGATGGAGATGATACACTGAGCGACACAGTAAAGACTTTTCAAATGATTAGTAAATGTATGAAAGTTTTGGAAACAGCAGAAGAAAGATATGATCTTGCAGATGAGAGCCAAGATGAAATTCAAGATTTTATTGGATCACTATCATCAACTCAATTTGATAAAGTAAAAGAGTGGATTCAGACTATGCCAAAATTGTCTGAAACTGTAAATTTTAATTGCGTAAAATGCAATCACTCAAACGAATTTACATTAGAAGGATTAGATGATTTTTTTTAATTGCTCTTTCTCATGATAACCTGTTAAGTCATTATAAGACCAATTTTCAATTAATGCAAGATCACAAATATTCGTTAACAGAACTTGATAATATGATGCCGTGGGAAAGAGAGATATACATTACATTATTGATACAACACGTTGAGGAAGAAAATGACCGAATAAAAGCACAACAGCAGAACTAGGAATATAAAATGGCGTTTGGAACAGCAGTAAATGATGTTAGAGAAATAAACAGCAAAGAAATTGCTGATATTAATCTCAGAAGTATGGAGTTGAATAAATCAACACTTGATGAAATCAAAAAAGGTTTCACCAACTTAGAAAAATCTGTTAAAAAAATGAGTGGTGGAATACGAATTCCTGGTTTGCAAAGTCTTACTGATATGGCAAAATCATTGACAATGATGCCTAAGACATTAGCAATGAACTTAGCAAATGCCATTACAGCACCGTTCAAAGCCCTTGCAACAACTCTTACCGCCCCATTTATAAAAGCATTTACATCTGTAAGAGATAGCCTAAAAGCCACATGGGAAGGAACTAAAAAATTATTTGGTGGTTTCTTTGGTTTCTTTGGAAGTATATTCGGAAGGTTTTTTGGTAAGGGTACTGATCCAAAACTAATGAGTGAAGTTAAAGACATAGGTAAAAGTATGTCTAATTTAGTTTCTATGTTTTCTAAATTTCTTGCAAATCAACAAATGTCAAGACTTGATGCGATTGAAGAAAAACGTGATAGAAAAAAGGTTGACGGCGCACTCAGTAAAAAAGGTGTTATGCGTTCTGGAAATAGACAAGGTGGAATTCTTGGAAACCTAGCAAATATATCTGAAATTATGCAAGGGTTTGGTGGTTTTACTGGGGCAATTTTAGCGACAGTTCTTGCTGGTGGTGCTGTTGCATTTCTAGTAGCAAGATTTAGAGATCAGTTAGGTATTGATCCCGGTTTCAGTATACTTGATGCTGTCAACAAAAAATCAGAAGAACTTTTTGGTATGCCTCTCTTTGGTGAGACAATGACTAGTGCTTTGAAATCAATCGGTGATGCTTTCGCTGAAGGTGGTGCTTTTGGTGTCTTGAAAGAAAGTGTGAATCAAATGCTCACTGCATTTCCATCTCTTCAAACCGCACTTGATGGTATGAAAACCATGTGGGAAGAGACAAAAATATTTTTTGAAGGTGTAGTACAGGGTTTAGGTCTTGGACCATTGAGAGATAAAATAACTGAGTTTATGAGTAAAGAATTTGGTATTGCGGAAATGACTGCATTAACGGCAGCAGTAATTGCGTTAGGTGGCCCTCTTAATTTATTAAGAATAGCAATGTCTGGATTAGGAGTTATTTTTAATACTGTAGGGTCATTCTTTACTGCTCGTAACACTAGTGCTTTAAAAGCACTCACAAGAGCAATTCTTAGTGGGGGATTAGGTGGTCTTGGTATTGATGGTGATGGTAAAAAACCAAGAGGGAAAAGAAGCAAATTTCAAAGATTTAAAAATATGTTTGGCTTTGGAATGGATGATGTATATGATATGAACCGTGGCGGTAAAAAAGGTGTTCAATTTGGAAGTAAAACTGCTGGAGGTGCATTATCTCTAGCAGAGTCTGCAAACATTGGAAAATTTGCAAAATTAGGTGGCCTTGCCAGAGGTATTCCA